GTGCCCAGAACCGGACTTGAACCTGTGGCGGCCGAGTCGCTGACCTGCGAAAACGCTCCGACCAGGCCATCCGCCCCCCGGATCGGGACGCTTCTCCACTGGTTTCCCCGGAATTTCCCGCCAAATCGGCCCCCGTGTTCCCACGTTGGGAACACGGGAGAACACCTCGCCAGGGCGATGCGCTGAACTGGACAGACGCCTCCGCGGCGATGCTCGCCAGGGCCCTTTGGCCGCCGGAGGCTCGAACCGATCTCCTCGTACCGGATATGGCTCAAACTGTTCGCGCAGAGCGCCTCTAGGGCTACCCGCAGCCAGGTCAGGGTCCGGTTGAGAGGGGAAACAGAAGCGGGCCCGACAGTAGGTCTGCCGGGCCCGCCTGCGGCTCAGGAGTACTGCGATGCGGAGCAGGCCCTGGAGCCACACACCGCCCGGCTCCCCCTGGAACCGGGCGGCGAGCTACACGTCGACGATGGTCGAATCGCTTCGCTTCAGTCATTCTGCCCTGAAACTCCACGCGATCTGCCCACGAATACGACAATCTACGACTTCGTACATCTAGCATGCGGGCCCCGGCCACCCGTCGTTGAAGGGGAGATGGGCGGCCGGGGCCTTTTCTTCCCTCCACGAAGGGGAGCCAACTCGCTCGCGAAGGGAAGCCTGGGGGGTGCCTAGATGGGGCCCGGCTGAGCCGGTACCCGTACCAGGACAGGGCGGCGAGGACTGCACACGCCGTGGACGAAGCAAGGTGCCCCCGAGCCGGTGTCGCCGGACTGCGCCACCTCGACCGAGTCGCCCTCGACGATGACCTGCCAGCACCTCCCGCACACGAGCCGGTCGAGCGCGCTCTGGATCTCTTCCACACCGATCGGCTCGCTGAGCGGACCGGGCTGAGTGATCAGAGTGAGGAAAGACCGGCACAGAGTCGCCAGGTCGAACACCGCATCCTGAACGCGCCCCGGCGACCGCTCTTCCAAGGCCGACCTCTGGCTGTCGATCTGGTCCAGGACGCGGTAGCCGCCCCTCAGGGTATGCAGCGCGGTAGAGCGCATACTGCCGCGCATCCTCGGCGTGATGACCAGGGCCTCCGGCATCAGCATGTCGACGTACCGGCGCAGCTCGTCACGCAGCTCCAGAGTGCTGTCCCGGTCCTTCGGCCCGATGAAGATCACCAGGCCCGCCGCGTACGCGGTCCGGATCGTCTCGACGTCGACCGACGCCGCAGGACTGCTCATTCGCGTTCCCCCTCGTCCCTCAACGCCAGGTTGTAGCGGCCCCGCGCGATCATCTGCGACACCGCCTCCGGACTGCACAGCCTCCCCGCCTCCGCCACCGGCACCGCCCAGTAGAAACGGGCATTACCCGCGTCGACCCGCGTCGGCTCGGGCACCCCGACGTAGGACCCGGTCCCCAAGAACGTCGCGTCGTCCCGGGCCGCCTCGCTCTGCCACTCACGGCGTTGCGACGCTTCCACGGGCACGAGGGCGTAGTAGCAGTCCGGGTAGACCCTCACGAAAACGGGGCCGCCGCCCAGCGCCTCAGCCAGATACGCATTGACATCCGCCGCCTTTTTCGTGCCCGCCACCGCCCACACGACCTCGGGCTGAATCTTGACCACGGCCCACTCCGTACCGCACGCCAGCAGCGTGGCTCCGAGCTTCTCCCACTCCTTGGCCGCCCTGGTCGGGTCGCCGGCGGCGAGAAGCAGCCACCCGCGCACGGTCCGCCAATGCGCTCTCTGCGCCCTCGCGGCTACGTCTTCCTCGTCCACACTCTGGCCTGCTGCCATCCGACGCCCCCAAGCGGCTGTCTGCGATTGTTGATTACGCGAGTACAGCGGGTCGTATGGTGGAGTGTGTAGCCCCCGGAAGCTCTGATGGGTTTACCGGGTTTAACGCCCTGCTTGGGAGGGTGGGACGAGTGACGAATCACTCGCGCGCGCAGAACGTGGCGCTCAAAGAGGCCCTGGCCGAAGCCAGCCTGACGTATGAACGGCTCGCCCTGGACGTGCGCCGCATCGGCGCCCTGGCGGGCCACGACCTCCGTACGAACAAGTCGGCGGTCGCCCACTGGGTCGCCGGCCGGGATCCAGACCCCGAAACCGCCACGTACATTGCCGAAGCGATCAGCCGCCGGATCGGCCGCCAAGTACAGCCGTCTGACCTGGGGTTCAGGCCCCGGAAAGCAGACCAGTCCCAAGCCCGGCTTGGGTTGGGCTTGGGACCAGATCCGATGGACATGCTACGGCGAATTGGAGAGGCTGACATCAACCGCCGAAAGATTCTCACCACGGCCGCATACAGCGTCGCCGCTGCGGCGCTTCCCCTCGCTCACCCCCAGGCCGCTGAAGCCCAGGAGCGGGCCCAGGCAGCGCGCGGTCGCTACGTCGGCGAGGCTGACATCACCACCGTCCGCGCCATGCTCAAGGCGTTCACCACGATCGACGAGCGCCAGGGCGGGCGCCACGGCCGATCGGCGGTCGTCGAGTACCTGCGCTCCGACGTCGCGGACCTCACCAGGGGCCGGTTCGCCAAGGAATCCCTGCGCTCCGACGCGCTGACGACCGGCGCCGCATTTAGTTTCCTGGCCGGGTGGAAGGCGTACGACGCCGGTGAGCACGGGCTCGCCCAGCGCTACTACCTCCAGACCCTCGCCCTGACCCGCGAGGCCGACAACCCCCTGCACAGTGCGTGGGTGCTCCGGATCATGGCGCACAACGGGATGGACATCCACCGCCCGGAGCACACCCTCGACCTGGCCGATGCTGCCCTCAGCCTGGCGACCGGCCGTGCGGAGCCCGGCATGCTGTCGATGTTCGTCGTCTGCCGGGCGCGTGCACTCGCGGTCGCCGGCCGGGGCGCCGAGGCCGCCGCCGAGATCCGTCGCGCCCAGGACCTGGCGCTCCGCGCCGACGACGAAGTCCTCCCCTACTGGACCGCCCTGAGCGGACCGCCTCGCGCGGCCGTCGGCTCTCACGCCGCAAAGACGTTCCGTACCCTGCGCGACCACGCCAACGCCGAGAAGCAGTACGGGATCGCCGGGCGCAACTACAGCGCCCACGACGCCGGCCTCCACCGCATCACCGCACTCTCCCTCTCGGCGCAAGGCAAAGAGCAGGCCGCGCAGGGCCATCTGGAGCAGGCATGTGGCACCTGGGGGCGGGCGCTCGACTACTTCGAGGGCGTCTATTCCGACCGGGCCGTCAAGCAGGTCAGCGGTATCCGCCGTAGCCTCGCCGTGTTCGACCGACGCGGCGTCGCCATGGCCGCCGACCTCGACGAACGAGCCCGCACCTGGCAGGCCACCTACATGTAGACACCACTGTCAGTGATGGGCCGTACGGTTGAACGTATGTCCCGGCACGACCGTCTGCGCGACCACGCGCAGCGCATCAACGCGCGCATCCGCCGACTCATGGCCGGCCCCGCTACCCGACAGCGCACCGCCGAGTACGAGCGCCTCCTCATCCAGTGGGAGGAAGCAACCAGGGGCGACGTCGACCGGGCCGCCTGAAAACGCTACCGCCCGACGGTCATACCGTCGGGCGGAGCGCCGCACGAGCACCGCGTAGGACATCGCCGTAGACGGAGCCCATCATGCCTGTCGGCTCCTGGCCCAGGAGGATGACGCGCCGATCGGCAAGGGCCGGTCAAGGCCCGTTGTTCTCCTGCTCGGGCGGCACGGGACACGGTGCTCCCTCCGGCATGAGGCTGGCCAGGCGGCAGTTCGCTAGATCGACCGCGTCTCTCAGCGAGGCACCCGAGTTCGGCCGCATCTCGTGCTCCAGCCGCCGGAGCCGCTCGCCGATCGCCACCACGGCGCGTTCGGTGTGCTGGAGCCGTACCAGTACACCGGGCCGGGCCGGGACCCCCGGACGCTCGGGCTCGCCGTACCAGTCCGTCAGGTACTGGTCCATCCGCCTCCAGAAGCGGATGAGCGCCCGTACGGCCTGCCACAGGCCCGTCCCGATGCCCAAGGCGACGGAGAGCACGCCGCCCCAGATGAGGACCTGGTCGAGCAGCCCAATGCCCGTGGGGTCCGGCATCAGGACGCCAGCCGCGCGGCGAGCTGGTCGGCGACGAGTTCGGCGATCCGCTTCGCGAGGGTGGGCTCGGCGGCGATGCGGCTGGCGAGCGCAGCCAGCTGCTCCTCGGTGAGTTCCGGCGCGGAGGCCGCCTTGATGGCGGCCAGCAGGTCGTCGAAATGGGAATCCGACCACTCCTGGTAATAGAGGGCCGGGATCGTCCGCGGCTTCCCGTCCGAGCCGAGCCTGAACCGATTGGGGATGCCGTATTCCCAGACGGCCTTCGCGTACTCAGCAGGGGTGGGCATATCGGTCTCCTCCGGCTCGGTGGGGTCCCAATCGGCTGCGCGGGCGACGATGGCGGGGAACAACGTCGTCCTGAACTGCGTGATGCGGGCCGCGCCCGGGCAGTCGGTTCCGCCGACCGACCATTCCGGGAACATGGAGTGGTAGCCGAACCCGGGCTCGTCCCAGGTCTGGCAGATCTTCAGCGGAAGCCCGTGTCGCTGGTGCATCCACACGCCGAGGGCGACGAGGGTCTTGACCTGCTTCGGCGTCCACGGGTCGGAGGAGTCGGTCTTGCTGGCCGTCTCGACGCTGACCGCGCCGCTACCGTCAGCGCGCCGGTTGGCCTCAGCGTTCGCATCCGCGCGAGTCTCCGTGCCGATGTACTGCCCCACCGACCCGTCGTAGTCGACACCGAAGTGCGACTCCAGGGTCGTGGTCTTCCAGTGTTCGAGGAGGCGTTGTTCGTTCCACGGCGCGGCCATGCTGTGAAAGATGAGCTGCGTGGGGCGGATCGCTGGCTGCGCGTCACTCTCGGGCTGGAGCTCCATTTTCTGCGCCTTCTCCCACCAAGCCATCAGACACGCTCCAGCCAGTGCCAGGAGCCGCCCCGTCGCTCCCCGGGCGGAAGTGAGCAGCCGACCCCCTCCGGCTGATGCAGAAAGCTTCCGCCTTCCGCGAGGGAGTGGAAGAACAAGCCGCTCGGGTTCTGGACGCACAGACCGACCTGATACGGCTCCTCCGCGTTGACCTCGGTGATGGTCGCGGCACGGCACGTAGCGACGTACGCCTGCGTACCGTCCGGCCGGATCGGGGTTCCGTGGGACACGTAGTGAACGACCCGGCCGACGGCGGCCGTGGATTGCGTCAAGGAAACCTCCAAGCGGAATGGCGGATGTGTCCGGACACTGTCCGGACGCCAGGGGAAGCAGCATCCGGACGCTGCTCCGGACGATCGACGTAATGGACTGTGACCTGCCCGGACACCATCCGGACTCGGTCCGGACGATGTCTCGGATTAGCCACTGCCAGAACTGTAGACAACCGTCATCAGATGCCCTGCCCGGCCTCGATGGCGTGCAGGTGGACCGTGGCCCCTGCCAGCGGCGCCGGAGCGCCCAGGACATTGATGCCGAGGACCACGACTACCGCGCTGGTGCGCACGTTGACCGTGCACGAGGACGCGGACAGCGCGGTGACCCGGGCCTCCACCGCGTTGGCGTTCGTCGTCTCCAGCGCCTGCGCCACCTTCGGCACGGCAGAGAACGGCGGGGAGAACGTGAAGACGACGTCCCCGCTCCCGTTGGACACGCCGGAGGCGGCGAAGATCCGGCGGGCTGCGGTCGGGGCGACGACCCACCGGGTGCCATCGGACTGCACGCGCCGCTCCCGCCCGGCCGGAACGGTCAGCGTCGCGACGGCGACGCCGTCGACCAGGAACGGCGTCGCCCCTGTCGAGGACCACACCGCGGAGGCGGTGGACGTGTTCGTCAGGTCGTGGGTGCGGCCCGCGACGGTCGTCGGGTCGGGGAGCGATTCGGCGGCCGAATCCGATTCGAGGATCAGCGCGTTTGTGTCGTGCAAGGCCACGGCCTAGACCTCATTCCTGGGCAGTCGTACGCCCCTCACGGAGAACCCGATGGAGCGTCGGCTGAGAGATATCGAATGGTTGTTACTCAGACGGTGTCGTCGAAGGCCTTCGACGCCAGCCTGTTCACGTTGGCCGCCGTCAGGGTCTTGGTCGCGGCGAGGCTGACCTCGGTGTCGAAGTGGACGAAGGCACCGCCGTTGAGGGTGGCGCCGCCGGCGACCCGGCACCGCTGCGTGGCCCCGTTCGCCGGGATGTTCAGCGTCGACCCCTGCTCCACAGTGCAGTCCCGAATCGGCTGCCCGGCGACCCGCGCACCGGCCACGGTCAACGTGGACTGGCCGCGCACCGACATACCGAACACGTCCGCCAGACCACCACCAGCCGTCCCCGTGAGGCCCGTGAGAGTCATCGTGGACAGCCCGGTGACGTGGTTGTTCCGGATCTGCTTCCCGACCCCGTCGCCCGTCGTGTACGTCAGCACGGACCCCGCGTCCACCTGGTTGTCGTGGAACGCGGACGCGGAGTTCAAGTCCGTGGACGCGTCCGTGATCGTCACCGTGCCGCCGTAGACCCGACACCCGTCCACCCACGCGCCGTTCGTCGTGCCCTCGATGCGCAGCCGACCGGCCGGGGAAGCCAGCGACGTCCCCTTCACCTCGGTGCGGGTCACGAAGTTCTGGTTCGTCCCGGCCGTGGTGGCGAATTCCACGACACCTCCTGCGTCGACGCGGGCCTGGTCGACCCTGTCGCCCTGCGACGGAATCACCGAAGCCGTGGCGCCCGACTCGGTGACGCGGGCGCTCTGGCCCACGTACGTACCGAAGTTGAGGGACAGAGAGCGGACGGAGGTCACCTCCACCGTGCCGGAGTCGACGGTGGAGTTGTTGACGTTCACGTCCCCAGAAGACCCGGCCGCGGTGCGGACGGTGCCGCCGGTTGTCCGCGCCTGGGAGACGATCATCTGGCCCGTTCCCTGGTGGTCGAACGTGGTGAAGGCCGAATACCCCTGCGTGATGTCCAGGCGCCCCGAGGCCGCACCCTTTGTCAACAGGATGTCATCGAAGGTCGCCTGCCGGATGTTGGCCGACGATCCGGCAGCCCCGTCGAGGCGCCACGCGTTGGTGAAGAACGACGCATCCACGGCGGTGATGGCGATATTGACGTCCCCCGGGCCCGCGATGATGGCACCGGTAGCGGTGTTCCCACGCAGCACGGAAGCGACGATCGACGTCGCCTGCGGCGTGGTGCCGCCCTGGCCGCGCAGCAGCGACGACCGCACCTCGGTGTTGTTGAGCGTCCACGAGCGCTGCGACCCGGCGTCCTGCACCAGCGTGGCCCCATACAGCTTGGTGCCGTTGTTCATCGTGATGGACCCGGTGGCCTGCTGCCCCGTGACCGTGGACGCCTGAGCCTCCGCGTTCGTCATCGTGAACGTGCCGCCGGTCGTCACCGTCGACGCCCTCACGTCCGACTGCGTCCATGACCCCGACGTCCAGCCGGTCATGTCGATGGTCGAGTCCCTGACGGTGTTCCGCTGGAACGAGCGGGCCGTCGCCGGTGCGGTGAGGGTCACGCTGTCGAGGTAGTTCTCGCTCCACAGCGCCGTGCCCCAAGGGAAGGTGCCGACGATCGGCGACGTACCCGTGGTGTCCCGGACGACGTTGTTCAGGTTGTCCCGCAATTCGACGAGTTGACCGACCGTGCCACGGTCGATGTCGTACAGGCCCTCCCACGCCTCGCCGTCGTACGGGGTGGTGACCTTCGCCTCCAGGGCCAGAGTCGAGGCGTTGACGGCGTGCAGCTCGACCAGGTTCGGGCCAGCCAGGGTCGTGCCCTGGCTGAAGTCGTTGACGACGTAGTGACACTGAGGGTCGAGGCCGCCGGCGTCCCGAAGGGCGCGCAGCGCCGCGGCCGTCATCGGGTCCGGGCAGGATGCCTGCGCCGGCGGGGTGTAGCTACCCGAGGTGGACATCAGCGGTTCCTCTCGTCGATCACGGTTGCAGGATGTCCAGCCGGACACGGATGGGGGCTGTGCTGCCGTCGGTGCTGTTCTGGTGGAAGAACACCGTGTTGGCGCTGGTGACCCGCACTGACCCGGATGGGGAGGACCCGAGCGGCCCGGACAGGTACGTGAGAAGCACGCGGCGGCCGGCCGTGAGGGCGTTGCTCAATACCTGGGCTCCGGGGTTCAGTTGCCCGGTCAGCGGCCACGTCACCGTCCCGAGGTCTGGGCTGCTGAAGGTGATCCCGGCGCCACCCGAGGCGTGCGGCGGGTTGCCGTACTGGAACTCGACGCTGGAGACGCTGCTCCACGTCATGGTGGGCGAACCCGTCGTGGGGTCGTAGCAGCCGCTAGCGGGGGCGGCGAACCCGGTGGTGCCGGTCGGCGCGGGCACGACGTTGCACAGGTTCTCGCCCGCCGGGTCTGGGCCGTCCCCGAAGAACTGGCCTGTGGCTGTGAAGGCCGACGCGACGAAGGTCTCGTTCACGCAGGGCTCGAACGTCGCTGGGTCCACGACGAGACCTGTGGCGCCGTCGACCCAGTACAGGGTCTCCCCGCAGAGCAGCGGGAAGGCGCTGCGCTGCGGCTGGCCGGCCGCCGTGCGGTAGCAGCGAGCATCCCCGCCAGTGGGGCAGCAGCCGCACGGCAAAGAGGAGCCGACCGCGAACTGGCTGGCGTTGGTGAAGTCGAACGTCACCACCGGCGCGGTGCAGCACCCGTTGTTGGGGCTCTGCCCCACCCACAGCTCCACCGTGTGCGCGCCCGGGACCGCAGGCAGCGTGAAGGTGCGCGGCCCGGACCAGATCGGGCCGCCGCCGAGGATCGGCGTCACGGCACCCTGGTCGACGCCGTCGTAGACCAGGCGCGCCGGGACGTTCACGGCGCCGCTGTAGATGTCGCCGGACACGGTTGCCGTCCATGAGCCGGTCACCCCAGCCGGGATGGTGAACTGCGTCCGGTACCGCTGCGTGCCGGTGGGGCCGATCACCTCGTTCAGCGGGTTGGGCGCGGGCGGCCCGACCCACGTCGTGCCGCTGTTGCCCGACGCCTGCCAGCCAGTCGGGAAGTTGCTCACCCACGGCGCTACGGTCACGTCCGCCCCCTCAGCCGCAGTTGGTGACGTCGGCGGTCGGTACGAGGTTGCCCGCTTCGCTGTACCACTCCACGGTGCCGTTGCGGCGACGGCACGGGAACACGGTCTGGACCTCGACCAGTTGCAGCTCGCGCCAGAACGGCGCTTGGGTGCCGCCGATCTGCTTGTTCATGGTGTGCAGGACAACGCTGTCCACGCCGTCCACCTCGCCCCCGGCCGGGAGCAGGAACGTGAACGGCGCACCACCGTTCCCGCCCGTGCAGGGCAGCGACGCCAGCAGGGTGGCGCCGCTGTAGAAATCGGCGGTGAACTGGAACAGGCCGTCCGAGTCCGTCAGGATGCCCCCGCCCTGGTTCCACAGTCTCAGCCCCCGTACGCGGTTGTGCTGGGTGCTCAGCCCGTACGTGACGCGCAGCGTGGTCGACGGGAGGTTCCCGAGGGTGGTGGTGTAGCCGGACAGGGCAGCCGAGTTCGTCACCCCGTCGATGGTCAGCGCCAGGTTCGTCGGGTTCCAGCCGGCCTGTGACGCCGTCTCGGCGACCGTGTCGAAGCGTGCCGTGGCCGGCGCGCACCGGTGCGCGCCGGTCGGGCAGCAGTCACAGGGCACGGCCACTACCGCTGAGTCCAGACGACGGCGGTCTGGCCGCCGATGGCGTCGATCGAGTTCGGGCCGGTCAGCGCATTGTCGTCGTCGACTGACCATGTCGCGGTGTAGCCGGCCGGGAGGCCGTTCATCGCGGTGGCGTTGCTGTCGACCACGTTGGCCGTCCCGGACAGGACGGTGAGGGTGACGCTGGTCAAGGTACCCACGACGTCCGCCCCGGGCGTCCACGGCGCGTCGGCATCGGCGATGAGCCGTCCCTGCGCGGTGAGGGTGCGCACCGTGTCGTCCGACGGGCACGGCACGATGTTGGCCTGTGTGATGGCCGTGCCGGTGACCGCGTCGATGAGGCTGATGGTCCCGTTGGGATTGCGGATCGCCGCGTAGGTGCCACTGCCGGTGTTTGTACACCCCGAGCCAACCTGCACCGGGCAGCAGTCGGAGCAGACGCCCACGGTCCCGGTCGGGTTGTACGCGGCGCCGGCCAGGGTGAGGTTCGTCGTGGTCGTGACCGCGCCGGTCGTGGAGTTGAAGGTGAACCGGCGGATGAACGGGGTGCTGACCCCGGCCCCGGAGACGTCGCAGAGGACTTCCTCCGTGAAGTCGAAGTCGGTCGCCACCTGCGTGGTGCAGACTGCCACGGCGCCGACCGGCGCGAACGCGGCGCCCGCCAGGGTGGTGTCGGTGAAGCCCAGGACCACGCCGGAGGTCGCGTCGTACCGGTAGGAGCGCAGGAACCGGGTGCCATTGGCGTCGCAGAGGATCGAGGTCTCGACGTCGCGGTTCTCGCAGAGCTGCACCGTCCCGGTCGGGGCGTACGCCGCGCCGGCGAGGGTGTAGTTGCTGACGCCGGTGACCGCCCCGGTGGAGTCGCGGCGCACGTCGCGGATGAACGCGGTCGTCGTGCCGTTGGCCGCCACGTCGCAGAGGATCACGAGGTCCTGCTCCGGCAGGGCCTCGACCACCGGGCACGTCGAGACCGCCCCGACCGGGGCGAAGGCCGCACCGGCGAGGGTCCGATCCGTGAAGCCGGAGACGATGCCGGCCGCGTCGTAGGCGTACGTGCGCAGGAACCGCGCCCCGGTGCTGTCGCACAGGACCTCCGACTCGGCGTCGGCCCGGTCCACGGAGCTGGCGCACACGCCGACCGTGCCAGTCGGCGCGTACGGGGCACCGGCCAGGGTGTAGTTCGTGAAGCCGATGACGGCGCCGTTCTCGTCCCTCCGGTAGTCCCGGACGAATGGGGTCGCCACGCCGGCGTTGACGTCGCACAGGACGACGATGTCCTGCTCCGGCTGGTCGGCCCCGGCCGGGCAGGTCGTGACCGTGCCGACCGGGACGTACGTCGCCCCGGTGGTGGCGTTGACCAGGCGTACGGACTCGATCGTGCCGTCAGCGGCGTAGTGGTACTCGATGAGGACGAGGCCCTGGACGTCCCCGTCGCCATCCACATCGCAGAACGTCCCGGACACCTGCACCGACTGGGAGGTGCTGCACGACATCGCTCCGGCCGGCGGCGGCCCGGCGGTGAACGCGCCGGTGAGCAGGTTGATCCATCCGTCCTGGGTGAGGACGCCGGTGTCGCAGTCGCGGCGGGCGACCACCCCGATCGGGGTTCCGTCGGCGAGGCATAGGCCGGTCATCGTGACCGGGTCGCAGACCTCCGCGCACGGCACGATGGTGAAGCCGTCGGCGGTCGGGTCGAGGAAGTTCCCCAGCGCGTCGAAGAACGCGATCCCGTTCGGCGTGACCGGGGTGTTCGGGATCGAGTCCTGATGCCGCGCCCAACCCGCATGGAGCTCCACGCCGGTCGACGTCAGCGTGTAGCAGATGGCCTCCCGGTCGGCGCTATCCGGCTCGCACAGCGCGACGGGGCCGACCGGCACGTAGACCGTGGAGCCGTCCAGCTCGAAGTCCCACAGGCTCGTGCTGACATCGGCGATCGGGCTGCCGAGGTACCGGCGGATGAACTGGTGCCCGCCGTTGCCCTGGTCGCACAGCACCTCTTCGTAGTACGAGTTCTCCGGGCAGGTCACGATCAGCGGGAACGGGGTGACCTCGACACCGGACTGGTTGTAGACGTGGGCGCCGCCCTCGGCGTCGCGGACGAGGAACCCGCGGGCCGACCCGGTGGGGCCCGGGACGGAATAGCAGATCTCCCCGAGGGTGACATCGCCGCCGCAGGTGCCGACCTCTCCGACCGGGGTGTACGCCGCGCCGGCCAGCGTGAAGTCGCCCTGTGACTTGATCTGTGGCCGGTCGGTGTCGTCGGTCGTCTGCACGTACTTGCGCAGGAAGGGGCCGTTGTCGTCGCACAGCACCTGGTCCTGCATGAACGCGGTGTCGGTGCAGGACCCGATGAGGTAGGTCGTAGGCGTCTCCACCGGACCGCCGTCCGGCCCGATGAAGCTGTCCGCGAGCACGCCGCCGGAGGGGTCGGTGATGACGACCCGCTGGAGGTTGGTGCGGACGCCGCCGATGGTCGCGCACACGGGGTAGGTGTGCACGAGGTTCGCGGCGACGGAGCCGCCTCCTTCCCCCGATGCCGTCGCCGGGCACGAGCCGGGGACCGGTGCCGGAGCCTGGCCCCAAAACGCCGAGTTCGTCAGGATCTCGCTGGTCTCCGCGTTCTGCCACGACTCGATGCGGCCGGCCTCGCAGATCGGCGACCACAGCTCGTCCTGGCACACGGTGGTGGTCTCGTCCACGGTGACGACGCAGGTGTCATCGTCCGTGGTCGCGGTGGCGCGCTGGTTCGGCCTGTCGACGTAGGCCCTCATGTCCGTGAACAGCCCACCACGGGCGCCACCGGCCGGGTTGTTCGTGGACAGCGCCAGCGTGTACGTCTGGCCGCTCACCAGCGGGATCGTCTGGTTGAACGTCGTCCAGGGGCCACCGTTGTAGACGACACCGACGTTGTTCGTGGTGTTGTCGATCAGGGTGCCGTTCTGGGCGTCGCCCGTGTCGCCGCTGTCCAGGGTGATGCGGTGGTTCTCGCCGGGGTCACGGGCGCCGTGGACGATCCGGATGATGAAGTCGGCCGAGGCCGGTGCCTGGAACGTCTGCCAGATGGTCGAGCGCCCGCCGGGCGGCGGCCCGTCGGACGTGACCTCCTGTACCGGGGTACCGCGAGGGGTGGGCGTGACACCCCCGGCGACGTCATGGCCCCAGATCTCGAAGGTCCGGCCGACGTCGTTGGTCTCCCAGCCGCGGTTGGCCACGTTGGTGCAGTTGGCGCGTCCGGCTGGCGGGTTGCCGGGGAACGGGCCGGGGTCGTCCTGGCGCGCCAGCAGGTGGTAGCCGTAGTTGCCGTCGGCGACCGGCGGGTTCAACGGCGGCGTCTCGTTGTACGCCGGGTTGATGACCATGTCCTGGCCACCGTTGTAGATCAGCTCGATCAGGTCCGGCGGGGACTGGTCCAGCCGGATGCACTCGATGTGGATCTGCATCGGCGCGGCGGTGCCGCAGATCGTCTGGCCCGCGTTGGGGTTCGTGATCGTGACTGTGGCCGCCGCCGGGACGCGACCCTCGATGAAGGTAGTGAGGTTCTGCCGGAACTTCTCGCCGTCCGGGTCGTCAACCTCCCAGGTGATGTTGGCGGCGTTCGTGACCTGGTCGACCTGCAAGCTCTGGACCGCGAAGCCCGGGTTGATCGGGAGGACCAGGTCGTACTGCCGGCCGGGGTGGTCGACCGGGCCCGTCGCCGTGGTGGTGCGGTGGAACGCGACGGGCGCCAGACAGCCGGTCTCGCCGGGGCACGGCATGAGGGTGCCCTGCGCCACGTACGGGTCGCCCGTCGCCGGGTCCACGAAGGTCGGCGCGCCGGTCGGCGCGCCCGTGGCGTCGTACTCGTAGACGGCCAGGGCGGTACCTGCGATCGTCCCGTCGGAGAGGGTGTCGCAGAGGAGTGTCTGCTCGACGTCGACCGCGTCCGCTCCGGCGCCGCCCGCGTCGCAGGGCTGGGGGTCGAAGGGCGGCGGGGTGGCCGGGTCGGTGGTGAAGGTGCATTCCGCAGACGCGTCGACAACGTTGTCGACCTGGTCGCGGACCTCGGTGCGGAAGTAGAACGTCGTCCCCGGGGCGAGGCCGCCGAAGACGTGGTTGACCGTCTGGCCCGGCAGCGTGGTGCCGGGCTGAGCCGGGGACTGCGCGACCGTGTACGGGCCTCCCGGAGCAGTGGCGAGAACGAGGCGCAGAGAGTGGTCCAGAGGCACGCCGTCAGCCGTACCGGACACGGCGGCCGTGGTGTCCGTGATGAGCGCCGGGTTGGCTGGCGTGGAGCACTGCGGGTTGAAGTCGGCAGGCTCCTCGGCGAGCGTGGTGAACGACTGCTCCGGCGACGTGTAGTACAGGCTCCCCGTGTTGTCGAACAGCCGGGCACGCCAGTAGATCTGAGTGTTCGACGGCAGACCGCTGAGAGTGGTCGACGGAGACAGGGAGTTGACGTCAGCAATCGGGGTGGAGCTGTACGGGCCGCCGGGCGTCGTCGACCAGTCCCAGATGACCTGATCGCTTTCGCAGCCGGTAGGTACGATGATCGTCTGACCCGAGTTACCGAGGAGCACGTCCGCCGAGCTGGTCGTGATGTTGCTGGCGAACTGTGAGAACGTCGTGGGCATGGGGTCCGTGGAGAACGGCACGGCCCACCGGTCGACCTCGACGGCGCCGGGGTCACGCAGGACGATCTCCACCTCGTAGTTCATACCCGGAGTCAGCGCACCCGGCTGGCCGGCAGGCGCGCCGATGCCGTAGATCGTGGACGTGAGACCGCCCGGAGAGCCCGGGTTGGTGCGAGGGTTGCACTCGTAGACGGTCGTCGTGGTGGCCAGCGTGTACGGGCCGCCCACGGGACCGATGTTGGTCTCAATCGTGTACGAGCCGACCTGGCCGGTGTTCCACGGCGGGTTGTTGGCGTCGTACTGAAGCTCGATGCGCGTCCATGTCCGCTGCGTGAGCGGAAACACGATGTTCTGGATGTAGCCGTTCGGCGAGGGCACGACCTACTCCTCTGCTGCGGGATGCTTGGCGCGGCGGTGCGTGGCCAGACCGCGGGCAGTGGCGTACGGGTTACCGCAGACGTCGCACACGAACGGCGCTTCGTCGGCGGGGCTGTCGTCCAGCGGGGCAAAGTCCTGCGGGCCGGGCGGGGAGCCAGCCGAGGCGGTGCACTCGGGATACGGGTGGACCTCCTCATCTTCCTCCATGAAGCACAGGCCGCAGTCCAGCAGCCGAGCCCCGTCCGGCGTGGCCGGCACCCCCTCCACGCCGTCCGCCTCCTGGTCCTCGTCCTTGAGCGGGGAGACATACACGTGGCCGTCGACGAGTGCGCCGACAAGGACCCCGTCAGGCGCCAGGCCGAACAGGTCCGCGGGGACGGCGAACTCGGTCGACGAAACGGTGCGGATGCGGCTGGACTGGCCGGTCGCCCAGCGGGCGAAGTCACGGCGCTGCTGCGGCGCCGGACGGACGTGGATCGGCCGTGCCATCACGGGCACACGGTCAAATCGATGCGGACCGCGGCCGACTTGCAGCACGCGCGCTCCACTACGTATGTGATCTCCGCGAGGGCGGCCCGGTCGTTGGTGCGGTATGCGACGCCGCCCGCTTCTTCCGGGGGCAGCGGCTCGACGGGGCCGCGGCGTACTCGGATCGGCGGGGTCGCGTACAGCCACGCCTCGCCGGGCTCCGGGACGGTGCAGTCCGGAGGCCCGACGTTCACGCTGTACCCGGCGCCGATGACCACTCCGTTGCCCACGAGGGTGCGCAGGCAGGCGTCCGCGTTGTCGCATGCGCAGTCCGCGGGGAACGCCAGACGTCCGTGGGACAGCAGCGCCCCGGCTCCCACGGGCGCGTGGATCAGGCCGGCGCCGCCGTATTCGTCGCCGAGCCATGTCTCCAGGACGCCGAGGGCCTGCACGACCGACAGCGGGCCTGCCGCTGGGGTGAGGTCGCTGGCTTCGGAGCACAGGATCTCGCGCATGAACCACGACTCCAGCGCCCGGGAGGCGCCCAGGCGTAGCGTCTCCGATGCGTGCTGGAGGGATTCCTCGTAGCTCCATCCGAAGGTGGAGCATTCGACTCCGGCGTACACGGTGACCGGGTCCGCGGGACACCAGCCGATCCGCTCGAACGTCTTGCGGGGCACTTCGCCGCCGCCGGGCGGGCACCAGGTGGTGTCGTGGGTGTCCGTGCACGACAGCTCGGGGTGTTCGGTGCCGTTCAGCTGGTGGGTGTCTGTGGCATCGACGACTTCGGTGCAGCCGCCGAGGAGGCCGTGAGGCAGCGGCGTGCCCCTGACGGCCTCCACGTGGGCGCGCAGTCGGGGATGGGGCATGGTCACCTTCCTTACGGCGGGGTAATCCGGGGTGAGTTTAATCGTGTCAGTTGCGGGTGTGGCCGGACATCATGCGGGCGGTTTCGTCTGATACGCCCAAGGCCTTCATTTCCTCGTAGGCGGCTTCCGCAGCCGCTTCGCGGGCCTCTTCGGCGGCCTGGCGTGCCGCCTCCTTAGCGGCCAGCCGGGCGAGCCGGTCCGCGTCCCACTGTGCGTGACTGATGGGCGCGGCCGTCTTGGGCACGGTGAGGGGGATGCCCTCGCCCTGCTTGACGCCGGTGCTGCCGTCCGGGAAGCGGTAGAACACCGCCGGGATGCCAGGCCTGTATTCGTACATGTCGCGCTCCTTACACGGCCGCGTAGGCGATGGCACGGATACCTGTGCTGATCGCGTCGTAGGTGGCACCGCCCGATCCCTCGCCGAGCTGGACGTCCAGCGGAATGATCACGGAGCCGCCGGCCGCGATGACGCCGACGGAGGTGATGTTGGTCTGGATGCTGATGTTGCCGATATCGCCGCCGCCGGTGTGCCGGTAGAGGAACTGGCGGTCGTTGTTGATGCGGTAGGCAGCCGAGCCGTTCGCCGGAATCCGGAAGTCGACGTCCGCCGACAGAAGCGCGAAGAACCGCATCTGCCGGCACGGGTCAGGATTGTTCAGGGTCACCGACGTGGAGAAGATCGTCGTCGCGGCCGGAGCGGGGACGGCAAGGTCCGCGTAGGTCTGGCCGGTGAACTGGGACACGACATCACCGTGGTACGCGGGATCGGCGACAAGCTGACCGTCCCCGCGGCAGTACACACCCCTGGCCTGGGTGTCGATGTCACACGCGAACGGCCACGTGGCCGTGTTCACCGCGAGCGGCGAGCCGGCCGAGCCATCGCCCTCCAGGCCGCACCCGGTTGCCACCGTGGCACCCTGGGCCGGTACGTACAGGCAGTTGTCCGAACCGAGGACCAAGTTGTTGCCCGCGTCCCCGCTCACGCACGCCTGGATCACGCCGGTGGTGCTGTTGTACGTGACACCCGAGCCGGCGGACAGGCAGGCCCGCACGGCCGAGCAGTCCGGCGCGTCGGCCGAGACGATGTATGGGTTGGCCGGCGACCCGGAGCCAGTGACCGTAGTACCTGTCCCCGCCTGGACCACGCACTGGCACCCGGTCGAATCCCCACACTGACAGCGCGCCAACTTGCCACCTCCTAAAGGGAGTTCAGAAGTACAGATCCAGGATTACGATTCCGGCCCTGCCTGCGGCACCAGCCTGGGCCGTGTTGAACGACACCGGGCCGCCCCCTCCGCCGCCCGGCCCGGGGCCCACCTGACCAGTCGCCTGGAAGCCGACGGAGCGCCCTCCGTGCCCCAGCAGCGAACTGCCGCCGCGGCCGGACGACGCCTCCGTACCGGAGAGCCGGAATCCTCCCTCTCCCGGGTCGCCGCCTGACACGATGTCGCCTGTCCCGGCGGCTGGTCCCGGCGGTCCGGACCCGACATCGGCGACCGTTCCAGCGGCCTGGAGCGCATTGCCCGAGAAGCCCCCGTTGGCGATGGCGAAGCTGCCGAAGGAGGAGGCGCCACCGTCGCCCCCCGGGCCGTTGTTGGCCGCCCCGGCCGTTCCCCCGGCGCCCACCGTCACGTTGACGATGCCGGCCATCTGGGACCGCTGGACGAGCGTCTCCGCATACCCTCCGGACGACCCACCGGGCCGGGCGATGGCCTGCCCGGCAGGAGCCGACGCCCCGGACGATCCGCCTCCTCCACCGACCATGCGGGCGTTGACGCGCTGGAGGTTGGGATAGTCGGTCGGATCGAATTGGAACGTGCCCGGCGTCGAGAACACGAGCCTCTGGCGCAGCCCCAGATTGCTGCGGTTGATGCACAGCTGTCCCGTGTCCTCGGACACCGTGAAGTCGTCAGTGCACACGCATGCAGTCGCGATGGCCAACCCTCCTAAACAAAGTGCTGACGCCGTTCCCGCAGGCAGCGTCAAAGCTGCGCGGCAACATCGTCGCGGAAAGTTGACGGCCGTCAAAAAGCCGACATACACGACGATACCCCGCCCCCACGCCTGTTCTGCGGGACGAGTGCCGGGGCACAAGGCGTGATCTCAGTCCTTCGTGGTCATCCAGAAGTTCGCCCACGCCTGGGCGCCGGCGACCGCCCACGCCTCGATCAGGTGCACCCACACCGGCGCGTCGTGCCAGCGGCCAGACGTGGCGAGATACACGGCAACCGTGACCGCGGACAGCCAGAATCCGATGCAGAACGGGCACGACAGCAGGGTCACCCAGAACGTGCGCCAGGAAGAGGTGGGCTTGTCGGCGAACCAGTTGTTGAGGCGCTCGCGGAAACGGTCGAGCAGGGAGTCCGCAGTGACGAAGCGTGTGGCGCGCGCTGCGGCGAAGGCCAGAATGATGAACTCGGTGAGAGTGAGCACGTGGGATCCCGTCTGGTCAGGCTCGTACAGGCGTCGCGGTCAAGTGCACGTCGATGTCCGCTCCGGCAAGTGCCACTGCGGCCACGCCCGGTGCGGCCTCGGCAGGAGCGCGCCATACTCGCACCGTCACTGCGGCCTGGGTCACCGTCTCGATGACGGCGAACAGTGCGACGCCGGTCGAGGTGTCATCGTTCTGTACGGTCGCGGCTACCACGGGAACGGAGGAGAACGCCTCGCTGTAGGTCCACGACGCGCGTCCGTCCGCGTCCGTGACGGCGATGGCCGCCCGCGTCTCCGGCCCAGGATCGCCAAGCGCGTCTGGGAACTCCGGCAGGACGGAAGAAGCCGCCTCGTCAGGTGCTGCCGGTTCCGTGCCGTCCTGCGGCGCCGCAGCCGCCCTACGGCGCCCTTTGCGGGTCTGCCGTACCGCATCCCGCATCACGCCCGCCATCGGGTTGCCAGGCACCCGCCATGCGCCACCACCGCGCCGAGCCATCTCAGATCCCTTCCGTATTGTCGCCGAGGGAGCTGAGAGGCGCGAGGACCACCTGCACCGACTCTCCCTCGGTACCGCTCTCCTCGACCTTGACCCCGATGATTTTCAAGCGCTGTGCCAAGGGCCTGCACGTCACGTTCGACGCGATGTCCACGCACCAGCCCGGCACCAGCGCGGCGACTTCGACGGCGGCGTCCGGTGACAGGGTGATCTCCTCGGTGGCCAGGAACAGCGGCACCGGGAAGTTCGCTGCCCTGATCGCGCGCGCCGACGAGGCCGCCGCCGTATCGGTGGTGATGGAGTCCTCGTCGACCGACCGCTCCAGCAGCCCGTAATACGTGTCGGTACCACCGGCCTCTCCGACTACGCCGGAGGCCTCCGAGCCGTGCACCACGACTCGCGTCGCCAGGAGTGAGCCGTCTTCAGCGACGACCAGTCCGGAGGGCATGTCCGCGTCGGTCAGCATCCCCACGCTGTCCTCGAAGTCCTCGGGGAGCAGGATGATCGTGCTGCCGACAGCGGTGTAGTCCAGGCCGGTGTCGGCGAGGTCACGCAGATGGTCCCCGGTCTGTCCGTCACCGGCCGTGTATTCCCTGCCCCCCTCGATGCCGGACTGGCCGATGACGGTGACCGTGTGCCCGGGGTCGTCCGGCGCGAACGCGTCCTCGATGAGCTCCTCCGCGATCACCGTGAGGTCTGTGTCCGCGAAGGCGAAGTCCTGGTGCGGGACGCGGCGGTCCAGCCACGCGGTGATGTCGAGCGCGAACACCGACACCTGGCCCTGGCGCCACTCCACGCGGATCACGGGTCCGTCCCACACCACCTCGCCGTCGCGGGAGATGACCAGGCGGTGGCGCCAAGTGCGGACGTTTCCGAGGCTCTCGCAGCAGTCTCCGTCCGGGATCACGCCGACGTTCGCTGTCGACACATCGTCCAGGACGCGCGTCCACTCGACCGAAGTGAGGACGTTCAGGTCGGTGACCACGGCGCCGTCACGGTCGATGATCTGCCCGGTGTGGCTGCCGCAGCCGACGGTGCCGGCCATCTCAAAGCCCCCGGCCTGAGACGGACAGCGTCAACGACGCGTTCGCGGCCGGCGGATCGGCCAGGGCATTCACGCAGACCTGGACCACGTAGGAGGCACAGTCCAGCGTGGGCCAGACCGGGGCACCACCATCACGGCCCACGACGTTCGTCGCCGAGGTGCACACACCGCGGCAGGTGAGGGTGGCCCGTCCTACCTCTCCGTCCAGAGTGAGAACAGCGTCTGCCGCCAGGTAGTTGATGTTCCACTCCGCGATCGGCTCGCACCGGCGCTTGACCGTCAGCTCCTCGCACGTCAGTCCCTCATCCGCGCCGAGGCGTTCGTAGATCGCGATCTGTACGCCCCGCAGCGGCGCAGCCCCCGAGGACAGCTCGAACATGGGCGCGTCCTCCGACCAGTTCGGCCGATCGGTCAGGTCCAGCTCGTAGCAGTCGCACTCGTACGCCAGAGGAGTGCAGAAGCAGGAGCTGCCGGCTGTCGCCGTGGGAGGGACGGCGGGCGGGCAGTCCGGGTCCTCGCAGCCCGTGGCGGAGTCTGTACATGCCTTCAGGTGGCACGAGCCGACCGCGCACTCCCCGGGCTCCCCCGCGCCGTCGGCGCTCTCCTGGAGGCACCACTGGACGCACTCGTCCCCGACCTCGGGCAGGCTGACGCTGAGGACCTCGACCGGGTCGGTGTACGCCCATGGTGTGGCCGAGCCGAACACCATCTCCACCGTGAGGATCTCCGCTCCCCCGCAGCGGTCGGTGCAGTCCCCGCCCCCGGCTCGGCCTGTGATCGTCGGCCCCGAAAGCAGCGCGGTGCGGCGGAAGGTCCGCCGGTAGCGGGCGTTGAAGTCCTCTGGCGTCATCTCCTCCTCGGGACAGCAGAAAAAGGTGGTCGCGCAGTCCCCGCCACAGGCTGATCCCGTGCAGCCGAGCGCAGCCCGGGAGAGCCACTGGAGCCCGTATCCGACTCCGCAGCACGATGCTCCGATCAGGAGTCCCGTCACGGTCCAGGTGCGCGGCTGGACCCGGGCCGGGCCGAGTGCGCCGCCCCCGGTGACGGCCTGCGTCATGGTGCGGGTGACGGGATAGGGGTCGTCGATGCCGTCGATCGTGAGCGGGAGGAAACCGAGGAAGTCCGCGGACTCGGGCACGTCGGCGTCGTACCAGGGAGCCGGGTCGGTAGCGGGGGTGTCGTACGGCTCGTCGCCGAGTTGCACGTTGGTCAGTGTGGAGCACGAGCACACCTGGGCGCCCGAGTCCAGGGGGCTGCCGACGTTCGCCAGGTAGGTGCGCAGGCGGGCCGTGTTGATGACTTCCAAGCCGCCGAGTTCGAGGTAGTCGATCAGGATGGTGTGCCTCCGGGGTGTTCGTCTCGGCCAGCGTCCGAGCGGTTGTGTAGGTCAACGAGCCGCGCGGAGGGCCTCTTGCATGAATGGGTTCGGCTTGTTCCCGGGGTGGTCGACGAGCTTGGCGAACACCAGATCTCCGGACCGGGCCTGGAACCTCAGCGCCTTTGCGCGGCGTGGGCGGATGAAGTGTCGCGGCGTGCCCTTGGTCACGTAGACGGCAGCGCGGTGGGTCAGGACGACGTGTCCGGTGAGTCCTCGGGAGGTCTCGTCGTAGCGGGTGGTGATCGCCTCCGACATCGATCCGGGGGCGGTCCGGCGTGCCTCGTCGGCGACCGCCTCGGTACGGCGCTCCAGGGACCGGCGAGCGAGGCCGCCTCGGGCGTGCAGGAAGCGCGCGAGCGCTCCTTGGTTGATCGTTACAGTGACGGGCATCAGGGGTTCGCTCCTTCGGACGGGCAGGCGCATCCACCGAGAGCGACGGTCACGATCTGCTCCAGGCCGACGCATCTGCCCTGGGGGCCGATGACTCGCTGCTCGCCGACGAGGTAGCGCAGTCGGCGCCCGTCTGCGGCGAGGCCCGGCACGCAGCAGTGCAGGGCGTTGGCGATGCCGGCGGCGTCGGCGTGCAGGATGCGGGCGGACTCGGCGAGGTCGTCGCACGACGGCGGGATTCCGTTGTCGTCGGCTACAGGCGCGCACCGGGCGAGCGTGATCGTGAACTCTGCGGCGGTGAGCAGTGGCGGGCATGAGTGCCCGGTGCGCACCTCGGTGAACGGGCGGGGGAAGTCGCGGCTGGGGTAGAGGCGGCGCATGCCTACGTACAGCTCGCCTGGGCAGGTGGTGCCGCAGTCCGCTGCGCACCAGTCCCAGGCCGGTTGGCCCGGTACGAGGCAGGTGTTGCACGGACAGCCGGGATGGCCTTCCACTGTGGCCGGCAGTTCGTCCAGGGCGGCGCAGACGCACGCGAGGATGCCTTCCGCCATGGTGTGGATCGAGGTAGCGGTCAGGGCCAAGGCGGGGCTCCTCAGGCGGGGTTCTGGTGGGAGTAGGAGAAGCGCAGGCGTGGGAGGTCAGGGCTGTATACGCGGGATCGGCTGACTCCGCGTCCGCCGCCGACACTGATGATCCACTGGTCGGCGATCGCGTTGCCGGTCAGGCCGTTGGCGAGGAGTTCGGTCACGTCCTGGAACTCCTGGGAGACGCCCTGGCGGGTCACCCGGATGAGGTTCCCCGGGATGCGGCAGCCGCACGAGCCGGGCACCCCACAGGTCTTGAGGGCGGCGCAGTACAGGGACGACACGGCGCGGATCGCGGCGGCGTCGAGCTGGAGGCCGGTGCGGTAGGTGATGGCGAAAGTGTCTTCCTCGCCGGGGTTCTTCGACATGTCCTGGCAGTCGGGCCACACTCCGCCATCGGTGCGGACGATCCGGTTGCCGTTGTCGGGGCGGTACGCGTCGTCGGGCAGCGTCTCGGTGCCGACCTGGATGGACACGATGTTGTAGATCGGTGACTCGCCGGGGAGCCAGATCTCTTGCAGCTCCGGTCCGCAGTGGCAGTCCGTCCGGCAACCGCACACGGGCCAGTTCCTCCACACTCCCGCGCTGTCGGTGTAGGGGATCCACGGGGCTCCGTAGGCGGCGCTGTAGGGGAAGGGGGAGACGTCCGCGCAGTCACGTCTGCACGGCCGTACCGTCACGGGGCAGGAGGGACCGAACCGCCAGCCGGTGGCGGCGTCCAGGAGGGACTGCGCGACTTTGCGGGCGAAGTCCCGGACATCGGGGTCGGCCGCTTCGGACTCTTCGGTGCAGCAGCCCTGCGCGGGCGCGACGGGCCACAGGCTGCATTCGGTTCTGAGCGGCAGTGCCACAGCAGGCATCTCCTTGAGTGGGGCGCGGGCCGGATGGCGGACGGCCCGCAACCGGGCGAGTGGTTGCGGGCCGTTCTCGGTGGTCGCCGTGCCGCGCTTAGGGCACCAGCGCCGGGACGGTGATGTAGTCGCACGCGGGGTCCGCGACCGGCGGCGCCACGCGGGTCTGGAAGATCCTGCGGTGGCAGGTGTCTCCGAGCGGGGTGAGGAGGCGTCCGGGTGTGCCGTTCGCGTCGGTCTCCTGGACGTTGTACGGGCCCGTGCCCCAGCCTCCGCCGGCCTTGGTGGTGCCGGTGTATTCCAGCTCGACAGTCTCGCCCGCGAGTTCGATGTCGCCGACGCGGCCGTTCTGCAGCCAGGGCAGTAGGCCGTAGAGGTGGGTGGGGAGGTTGTCGGTGCACTCGCCGCCGATGGTCTCTGCCCACCATTCGAGGGCGAAGCCGGGGCCGGGGCACTCGTACTGGCAGGAGTCGAAGCCGATCGGGGCGCCGTCGAAGCCGAGGTAGCGGGGCTGACCGGTGACGATGTCGATGAACTCGGGGCTGATGGCGCCGATCGTCAGCGTGACGTCGTAGCCGAGGAGCTGGGAGCAGCCGCGCTTGATGGCACAGACGCGGCCGGTACCGGACTTGTAGATGATGTCGTCGTTGTCTTCGGTGGCGGCGGCCATCGCGATGGAGGCGACGCAGTCGAAGACGAAGCCGTTGTCGGCACCGACGACCGGCACGCCGCAGGAGTCGAGGCGTGTGACGCGGATGGTCGAGATGCCCGCGAGGTATACACAGCTCACTGGGGGTTCCTCCTTCCCGGGGTCAGGGCGCGGTCAGCCGACGGGGCAGGTCTGGACGACCTGGCCGCCTGTGGTGCCGGACGGGCAGACGGGGACGGTCACGAGGCGGACCGCACCGTCCGGCGCGCGTACGACGGTCGCGACGCACTCTTCGGCGAATGCAGCGGTGTAGTCGTTGGTCTGAAGGCTGGCGTGGTCGTAGACGACGCCGAGGTTGATGTCGGCGCCGCGGCCGATCTGGACCTGGCCGGCCGGATAGATCAAGAACTGGATTTCTTCTGGCCACACTGTTGCCGGCGTGGTGCCGCCGATGACGTTGTTCGCGGGGTCGTTGTCGACGGGGAAGGGCACGTCGGTGATGCCGCGGGCCCACTGCACGCGGACGCCGAGGGACGAGTAGATCGCCTGGACGTCGGCCGTGGTGACCTCCTCGACGCTGACGCCGTTGCGGCGCGCGACGTCGGCGAGGAAGAGGTTGCGCGTCCACCAGGGGAAGACCACTTCGAGCGCGATGTTGTCGCACAGGGAGAACCGCTCGATGATGTCGGCGGCCTGGAGCGCGACGGCGGAGTAGACGGCGGACAGCGCGCCGAACGAGGCGGCGATCGTGACCGGCGTCGCGGCTGCGGCGACCTGGTTGAGGAGGACCTGGCGGACGCGGATCTCCTGCGCCACCATCGTGAGCGACAGGTAGTGCGCGATCAGCTCGGGGAAGTGGCGCTGCGTCAGAAGGCCGGCGCGGACGCAGATGCCGACGGCGTCGCAGCGGACCTCGACCGGCTCATCACACGGGACGGTGAAGCACGGCTTCGGGGTTCCGGCGATGTCCGCGGCCTCGGTGTGCACGAACGTCATGTTGGCGACGTCGAGGACCGGAGTGGGGAAGAAGCGGAGGCCGCCGCGGCGGAGCTGGACTTCGGGGGCGTCCCACAGCATGTCCGGGCAGGAGATGCTGAGGAAGTCGTACATGGTCTCCGAGGGGGCGCACCAGCCGCCGGAAGCGACGAGGTCGCCCCCCTTGAGGCGGCTCTGCTTGGAGGCGTACAGGGTGACTGCGGAACCCTCACCCGGGCTTCCGAGGTCATCGACGACGAGCTCCTCGGGGAACGGGTGGTGGTAGGACGCGATCAGGCCGGAACCGCCCCCCTGCGACTTGAGAGCGTTGGCGCGGGCGATCGCGCCGGGGACGAGGTCGCCGAGCGCCATGGTCTCGCCGGCACGGTAGCCGGGGACGTCGACGGAGGCGGTGATCTCCGGCTTGAGGCGGGCCGGTCCGGGCTCGGGGCTGGTGATCTCCGGGAGGCGCTTGCGGACCGAGTTGAGGCGCACCAGAGGCTTCTGCGCGATCCGGGTGGACGCGGTGACGTCGTCGGTGACGTCGGTCTCCTCGACGACCGCGGTCTCGGCCTGGGCGTCGGCCTCGTCGGCGCGGGTCTCTTCCCCGAGGATCTGGGCGGAGAGCTGGGCGATCTCGGCGTTGGCGGCCTCGGCGGCGGCCTGGCGGTTCGCATGCTCGCCGCGCAGGGTCTCGATGCCTGCGGCGAGGGCGCGCAGGGCGGGGAGGTCTTCGGTGGTGAGGTCGGGGCTCTCCCGCATCGCCTGGAAGGCGGCGGTGGCGTCGGCGATGTGCTGGTCGAGTTCGTCGGAGGACAGCGCCGTGACGTCTTCGGGAAGGGTGTAGCTCTCGTGGGCCATGCCTGGTCTCCTGCGTGGTCACGCAGGGCAGGCCCATAACCATCACCGTGCGCGTCGGGGGCAGGCCCATAACCATCACCCGGGGGCATGGTAACGCAGACCGGATATTTCCGGACAAGGGTGGCTGGATACCCGGACTGTCCGGACGCTCCGTCGACGGACAGTCCGGGTGTTTTGAGCGGCAGCCTCCGAACCTGCGCGGACACCATCCAGATAGTGTCCGGACGGCGTCCGGACGCCGTCCGGATGCGGTTATCCGCGCTTGCGTGTCTTCAGGCTGACGTCTTCTGCTGCTGGAGCTGCCTCCTGCTGCGGTTCCTCCTGCGAGGCGACGGCTCCGGCGGCGGGAGTCTCGACGGCCGGGGCGGCGTCGGGATCCGGCTCGATGACGGCGCCCGGGTAGTTGCCCCGGACCTTCCGCGCGAGGGACACGTCGTGGGTCTGGAACGCGACCTTCCCGGCCCCGCCGTTGGTGACCACCCGGTAGAGAGTGCGGCCGCCGGTTCCCCGAGCGTACGGCGCAGCCGCCCCGGGGCCCAGCTTCACGCCCTGGCCGCACGATCCGCACGCCATCAGGCACCCACCTTCTGCACTTCGCGCACTGTCGCACCGTGCTTGGCGCCCATCGCGTCAGCCGTGGTCTTGAACGGCGTCGGCCCGAAGAGCCGCTTCCCGCTCGCGTCGACGACCTCGTACTGAACCGTGTTCTTGCCGCCGCAGTTGCACGCCATCTCAGGCTCCTCCTGTTGTCTGCGCCGGCAGCACGGAGGCGGCCAGCGCGTCGATCTCTGCTCTCAAGGCCGCCGCTTCCCCGGCCCGTTCTGCCTCCCTGCGCAGCAGCGCGTCCGCGAGGCCGTCCAGCAGGGCCGGATCGGAGAAGGCAGTCGTCAGGGCAGCTGTGATGTCCTCGACGTCAAACGTGACCATCCCTTCGGCTACGGGCTCGGGCTCCGGCTGGAGGATCTGCTCGGCCGTGAAAGCCGCGCTCGCGGCGAGCGCCATGTTGGACCGCTCGACCACGGACGCGACGAGCGGCGAGGAGTGCCCCGGCACCGGAACAGACAGGACCGCCCTCAGCTGCCACTGGCCCCCCGGGCCCTGGGTCATGTGGTAGCTGGGCTGGCAAGTCAGCATGATGCGCCGGTCGATCTCGGAAACCCAGGGGGTCGCCGCACCGGAGAACCACATGCCGCCCTCATTCATGCCGACGGTGACAATGCCGGCCACAGTGCGTGTGTCGTCGAGCTGGCAGGCCGCGGTCTCGCACTCGTAGCCGTCGCGGTGGTGCCCGACGTCCATGGTGTAGGCGCCGGCCCTAACCTCGGTGCCGTCGTCCAGGGCGTACTTCTGGCGCAGGAAGTGGCTGAGGTCGAGTCCCTTCGCGGCGATCTTCTCGATGGTGACCTTCGCCCCATACGAGGCGTGGGGGACGCCTGCCTGCGCGACCCAGCCGTAGATCCGGCCGGCCTTGTAGTGGACTCCGCCCGATCCCGGGGGGAGTTCCTCGGTGGTCGGCTCGCGGAACCACTCGGCGGGCATCGGTGGCAGGTCCTGCATGGCCCTCCACGCTGATGCCTCCAGGACGTCCATCTCGCTGTCGCCGTCGTCCTCGTCGGCCCAGGGGACGGTGGCGGGTGGGTCATCGGGGAACGTCTCGTTGATGCGCCCATACAGCGTCTCGACCTTGGCCCGCAGGGCGGGCACGTCGGCTTCCGGTACGTCTACGCCACCCCGCGCGCCCTGCAAGGCCGCCGCGACCGCGAACACGCCCTGCGGGAAGATGTGGAGCCCGCCATCGACCGGGCGGGCAATACCCAGCTTGTACGCGCCGAGCGTCGCCGGGTCGGCTTCGTCGTCCCGCCACAAGAACGCATCCGCCAGCTTGTCGGCGTCGACCTCGCCGTCTTCTCCGGTAGCCCAGGCGAGGGTCTCGGACGCGGCGGCGGGGCCATCCCACTCGGCGTCCCGGACCTCGTGGATGGGCAGGTCGGTGTTCCCGGTGACCGAGGCGACGAGGGAGCCCTCGGGCAGAGTGGCCGGGGCGGTGTAGCGGCGCCCCGAGCGCGCCACGTGCCCCTTGTCGACGGCAGTCTTGAGGTGCGCCCGGACAGTGAGGAGCGGAAGTCCCGTGGCCTCGGTGATGTCGCGGGAGGAAAGCACGTCAGGGCGTCCCCACACCACGTGCACGACGCGGCTGTAGTCATCGAGGGCGGCAGCGGCCAAGGCGAAGTCGTCCTCGGCCACGGCCCGCTCGGCGTCAGCGGGCTCCTCGTACGGATCGATGACGACACGTGCCCGCGAGTAGGCAGGCAGTGTCACGAGCGTGGCACCGCGGACCCGAGCCCGGGTCACCCGCATCAGGAACTCGCCGCTGCGCTGGACCTCCAGGACCTCGGCGTCGGCGCCAGGGTCGGGGTCGCCGGCCGCAGCGGTCAGGGAAGGCGCGAGGAGGACGGCGACGTCGCGGCTGACCCTGCCGTTGAGGTCGGTCACGAGGGTGACCTGACGCGTCCCGGAGGCGACGCTCAGCCCTGAGGCGGTCACCTGGGGGGCGGTGGACGCGGTCAGGGACCAGCCGCCGTCCGCGAGTCTCATCAGGGACGCCCGGTGCAGGTGCGCCGACGCCACGATCGCCGGTTCGACGTCGACGCCGGCATCGTCTGGAAGCGGCGCCGTGGAGATGAGCTCCAGGTCGACGGCGTCCAGGTCGACAGACACGCCGACGGGGGCGTCCTGGTCGAGGAGCGTGGCCACTTCCCAGCCGGCGTCCTGCGTCATGTAGAAGACGCCGGACCCAGTGATCCGGTCGCCGTCGCGGCCGAGTTGTGTGGCGGCGCCGGCGAGTTCGCCGCCGTCGTGGCCGTAGCCCATTGCGTCGCAGTAGTGGATCGGCCAGGAGTCGCCCTCCCAGTACAGGGAGCCGGGGGCGAATACCCGGTCATCGCCGGTCTGTTCGTTCTCGAACGCCAAGGCGGTGTCGCCGGGCGTCGACCACGTCCGCACCGGGAAGACCGGTGCCGCCGTCATCTCCCTGTCGTTCGGTTCGTGCATCGGCTCCTCCTGTTCTTCGGGGGCGAGTTCGCCGCCCACGTACCAGCGGTGGATCTCATCGGTTCCGTCGAGCACGATGCCGTACGCGGGGCCCGGGTCGACCTCGGCGACGGTGCCGGTCGTGGAGCCTTCGTCGTGCGGTTTCCCGGTCACCACAACCCGGTCGCCCGGCGTGAACGCACGCCCGGCTGCCGTGATGCCGGGAGTGAGCGGGATGTCGGTCGCATCGCCTGCGAACACGACTCGGATCCGGTCGAACACGACGGGTCCCAGGCGCTCCGTCATCGGCTGCATGAGAGCTGTGTCGGTCCGGTAGCCAGCCGTGACGTGCGCTACCCACGGCGAGTGCTGCACGGCCGGTTCGGGCAGCCCTTCGGTGCCGAGGGCGGCGTCGACAGCGATGGTGTGCGCCGTGTCGAGCCCGGACCCGGGCGTGTCCCGGTCGTCGCTGGTCGCCCACACCCATGCGGGATCGTCGCTGTCCGGGTTCCAGTGGTTGATGCCGAACAGGCGTGCCTGGACGGGCCCGTCGATCGCTGCGGCGCGGGTCTGCACGGCTGCGGTCAGGGCGGCGCGCTGCTGCTCGCTCCACTCCGACGCGTCGCCGGTCAGGTAGTACAGCGTGCAGTGGAGTTCGGTCGCGTCGTGGCCGCCGTCGACGGCCAGGCGCTCGGCATCGGCGGCCGTGGGGATGAGGGCGATCATGCCGCCCCGGTTCGGGTTGTCTGTGGCAGCGGCGAGGTCGGTCATGGACGCCGTCCTTTCCGAAGGCGCGGGTTCTACCCGCATGACGCAGCGGCAGTTCACTGTGAGGTCCGGCGGGGCCGAGGGGTCTCCGGGGTACTGCATCAGCGCGCCGCCGACGGTGAACGCCTCGTCGAGGAGCCGTAGCTGGCCGTTGACGGCCCTGTGGGTGTCGCGCACGCGTGCGTCACCTCTGGTCCGCCACTGCTTCACGAGTGGCCGGTCCGGGCCGGTCAGTGCTTCTGCCGCTGCTTGTACGCCGGCGTTCCAGGCGCGGGTGGCTTCCGTGGCTGCGATGCGTTCCGCGCGGGCCTCGCCGAGTTGTTCGCCGTCCGCGCGGAGAAATGCCCGCAGGCGTGCCCGTAGCGCCTGAGTGTCCTCGCCTGCGGCGATGCCGTCGCTGAGTTCGCGGGCGGCGCCCTGGGCGATCCGGTCGCCGATCGCCCTGACGAGCGCTTCGGTGGCGGTTGCGTAGTTGGTCAGGGAGGCTGGCAGGGTCTGGTCGTCGTACCGGTCGGAGAGGCTGTCGAGGCCTTCCGGTGTGCGGCCGTCTCCTGCCGTGTCGGCCGTGGAGGACACGGCGGGCTGGGCGGCGGAGCGGAAGAGACGCCGCATGATGGCGGATACGTGCTCGCGCCACAGCTGTGCGATACGGCGCACCGACCATGCTGCTGCGGTGATCTCGTCCGCGCGGCCGAGTTCCTGGACCGCCTGGCGGGCGACGGCCCGCAGCGCGGCCTTCACCTCGCGCAGGACCGCGTCCTCCGCTGCCGCGAGGGCTTCTTCTTCAGCGGTGGCCAATGCGAACCTCCGGTAGATCCGGGTCGGCACACACGTCACACATGGCCCATGAGCCGATCGTCTGGACGCCGTGCTCCGTGACCAGCAGCAGCGGCGCGGCCAGGGCGGTGAAGGCCTTGCACGGCGTGCACCACGCCTCGTGTCGCAGGCCGTACGCCAGGAATCCGCCCTTCACCGGCCCGCTCCCGCCTGACGAACCAGGGTGACAACGTTGTCGTATGTGTGAGGAGTCTGCGTGGTCAGCAGAGCGATGACGTACCGGTCTAGGGCGGCGGTCAGCGCGCCGGGAGCGGCGCCTGACCGGACGGCTACCTCGGGCACACCGCTCCACGCGCCTTCGAGGAGTCCCCACGCCTCGACCTCCCGCTCGTTCACCCGGTACACCCGGTAGCGCTGCGCGGCGGGAACGGACTGGGCCGCTTCACGCTCGGCGCGCGGGCACACGGGCCGGTTCAGCATCCGCTCTCCCACGCGGGTCAGCGCGCTGTTCACGGCGACGTCGAGCGCGGCGCACAGCGCTGCGTCCGGACCGGGCAGCGCGGACGCGGAAGGCTCGGCGGGCATCGCTTCGGTCTCGGCAACCGGGAGTGCCGGACGGCCCGCCGCAGGCTCCACGGGCGCCGTGCCGGCGCCGGGGGCGTCGGCTTCGGTGAATCCCGTCTCCCGTCGGGCCGCTTGGCCGCTGATCAGCCCTGCCTGATACGCCTCCAAGGCGATCGCCGCCTTGTTCGTGGCGGTGCGCAGGCTCGCAGTGTCGTACCAAACGAGAACGTCGTCGGCGTCCGGGACTCTACGGGCGTCCAGCGCGGGCCGCAGCCACGCGGTAGTGAGGGCGTGGCACACCGTCGCGAGTTTCGGCTCGACCGCGGTCTGGATCGCGTCGCCCTTGATCGACCAGACGTTCCAGTGCGATGCGTCGGAGAGGCCGGTGATGATTTCCTTCGGCACGTCCATGCCGATCGCGATCCGCTCGCGCAGCTCTCCCCTCAGCTGCTGGGCCATCGTGTCGAACTCGGAGTCGAGGGTGAGGTGGCGCACCTCGCCGATCACATCGGCGGGGACCTCCAGAACAATGGGGACCGTGGCGGCTGCGCTGCCGGGCTCACGGATCGCGGTCGACGCGACCTCCATGAACACGTCCAGGAGGTCGTCCTCGGCGTCCCCGACGGTGCCCTGCTGGGTGGGGAATCTTGTTCCTTTGGGGACGAGGAGGATGCCGCGGCCGGTGATGCGGGAGCGGGCGATCGCCTGGATCGCCAGGGACAGCAGGTTCAGCTCCTCGATCAGGCCGAGGGACGACTTGATCGCACTGTCCGCGTCGCGGTGCATGAACGGGTCCGGCTCCCACACACGGAACGCGACCGGGTTGGTGTCGTCGGGGTCGTCCTCGTCGTAGGCGGGGATCACCACCTCGACGCCGTCCTTCTGGACCGTCAGGCGACCGCGCTCGGGGCGGACTTCCTGCGTCGACAGGACGCGCCATTCGTAGCTCGACGGCTGCCCGGTCACCGCATCGATCACGGGAGACACCAGCGTCCACGCCTCGCCGGTCACGGTCAGGTGGGGGCCGAATGCCCCGAGGAAGTCGGGCTGCCCCGATACGCCGCCGGCGATCTGCGCGACGATCTCGGATGCGGGGTGGTCATCCGGGAGCGGCGCGATGCTGTTGTCGGGCCCGGGGCGGCCGGCGAAAAGAGTTGCCTGGGACATGGCGCTCCCGATCCACCGGGCGACGAAACGAATCTCCGGCACGGTCCGGTACGCGTTGATCGCAGCAGGCTGCCAGCTCCCGTCGGCCGGGATCGCCCGGGACGCGGCGAGCTGCGCGGTGTAGCGCTGCGCGGCGGCGGTCAAGACCCTGCGAGGCTGGGCCAAGGCGCTCTCTCCTCCACGGGTCGTAGTCGGTTGCTCGCTCAGGGTACGACGCGGCTAGAGCGAGGCTCCGGCAATGGCGAGCCGGGACAGTACCCGGTCGGCGGTGACACGCGCATCACCAACCTCCGTGATGTTGAACGTCACGTTGTTAGTGGTCGCTTCGGCTTTGCTGCTGCCGCGGGATTCCTGGGCTGCCAGGCGGTCGAGCCCGGTCCTCTGCATGAGTTCCACCGCGCGGGAGCGGCGGGTCAGCGGAATGATCACCTCTGGTCCGGCCTCGCCGACGAGGGCCGGGGTGGGGCCGAGCACCACGCCGCCGTCGGCGAAGGGAAGCAGGGCACGCACCGACGAGGGCAGGCCCGCCTTGATGTTCGAGATGATCCGGGAACCGATGTTTCCGACTGCAGCAACGATCCGGGAAGGCAACCCGCGGAACAGGCTCACAATGCTGTTGATCAGGCCGTTCACGGCTGAGGTGGCCGAGGACACGGCCGACTGGAACACTCCCGCGATCCGCGATCCCAGGGACGACAGGGCTGATGCGGCCCTGCCGGGGAGCTGTGAGAAGAACCTGACCACGGAGGACACGAGATCAGACGTTCTGTTCTGGGCCGCCGACGATGTCCTGGCGAACACGGACGTCACCGCTGTCACCAGGGCGGACAGAGCCGCCGATGCCCGGCTCGGGAGCGACTGGAAGAACCCGACGACACGGTTGATGAAGCCCGTGACGGTGGCGGTGACCGATGCGGCCGTTTGTGTGAACCATTGCCCGACCGCTGTCGCCAGAGAAGAGAGGGCAGCGGAGAGCCGCCCCGGCAGCGCGGCGAAGAAGGCGACCGTGTTGTTCAGGAATGCCGTCACGCCTGCGGTGATCGATGCCCACAGGCTGGAGAAGAACGCCGACAGCGACGCCGCCAGGCCCACTACGGCGTTGAGGATCCGCTGCGGCAGCTCAGTGAAGATGAAGATCAATGCGGCCAGTTCGGTGAGCAGTGCGATGGCGACCTGGGAGACGGCGAACACGAACAGATCCACCAGCAGGCCGGGCAGCGCCTGGAGGAAGGCGAGGATCCGTCCCGGCAGGGCGGCGAAGAAGTCCGTCACCGCGGTGAACGCCGATGCCACGCCGGCGGCGATCGAGGTGCCCAGCGAGGAGAAGAACGAGGACACCGTCCCGGCCAGCGAGGAAAGGCCCGAGGTCACCGCGTCGGGGATCCCGGCGAAGAAGTCCCCCAGCGAGGACGCGAAGCCCGACGCCGACGAGGCCGCTGAGGAGAACGCGGACGACACTGCGGCCGGGAGGTCCGTGATGGAGGTGACCGTGGCCGTGACGGTGTCGATGACGCCGGTCATCACGTCTGTGAATGCCTGGAGAGCGGGCACGACGCCCCGGACGGCGACCAGGGACAGCAGCCCGGCGGCAAGTTCCAGGACGGGCCCGGTGATCTGGGCCACCAGTACGAGCAGCGGTGCCAGCGCCTCCACCAGGCCGACGAGTGAGGGAAGCAGTGGAAGCGTTGCGGTCGCGAGTGCCGTGAACGCTTCGATCAGTGGCGGCAGGACGGGTAGCAGGGCGTCTGTCAGGGCCTGGATGACCGGTGTGAGGGCGGTCGCGAGCTGGGCGACGGTGACTGCCATCGCGGCGAAGAGGGGCGTGGTCTGGCTGACGAGGGAGGCCAGGGCTTGGCCGATCCCTGTGACCAGCGGAGTCAGGGCCTGGACGAGCGTGACGAACGCTGCTGTCAGCGGGGGCAGTACGGGGGCGAGGGCGCCGACGAGGGACTGGATGACCGGGGTCAGGGCGTCCGCTGTGGCTGAGAGGGCCGGCGCGAGGATGGAGGCGACGGATGCGGCGAGTTCACCCACCAGCGGCAGGAGCGGTGAGAGGCCCTGGAGGAGTGCGGCGACCGCTGCGCCGACGGGGCCGAGGGCTGGCCCGAGCGCGGCCAGTCCGGTTGCCAGGGCCTGGCCGACCGTGGTCAGTGACGGCGCGATGGCAGCGAGAGCAGGCCCGAGCCCATTGATGACGTTGGTGATGGCAGGGCCGAGGGCCTGGAACAGGGGTGCCAGGGACGGAGCGATCGCGCCGATCTGGGTGACGAGCGCGGCGAGGATCGGTCCGAGCTGGGCGGCCACCGTGGAAATGGTGGAGAAGATGCTGGTCAGGGCAGTCTGTCCTTGTGCGGACTCGACGAACTCGCGGATCTGACCCGTGATCTGCTGGAGGTTGTTCAGGAATCCGCCGCCGACCGCGGTCCCCGCCTGGAACACGGAGACGATGATGGTGCCGACGTTGCTGAGGATGGAGCCGAGCTGAGCGAACACGGTCAGCGCCTGCTGCACCCATGCGACGGCCTGGCCGCCCTCGGAGATGCGGGTGAGGAACGCGGCGACCCGGTCGCCGATGGCGGTGATCGTGGATTCCAGCTTTGCGCCGAACGCGTCGGAGATGACGGCGCCGAGCCGGAGGAAGCCTGCTGTCAGGCCGTTGGACGTCTGGGCCAGGCCCCGGACGGCTGATGTCGATCCCTGGAGGATCGACTGGACGTTGCTGACGCCCTCGGCTGACTGGACGTATTGCAGGACGCCGCGAGCAGCCAGGCCCCACTGGGCGGCGATCGCTGCGAGGCCGGTCTTCAGGGGGCCCTGGAGAGCCTCGGCTGTCCGGGTGATCTGTCCTTCGATCTCGCCGAAGAACGCATCCTGGACGGAGTTCCGCAGGTCTTCGAAGGCGGGCTTGAGTGCCCGTACTTCCCGGGCCGCTGCCACAGCCGCCGGGGAGAGATTCTCCAGGGACTCCTCGAACTTCGCGGCGTCCTTGGTGAGGGCGGCGCTGAAGGCGTCGCCCACGCCCTGGAGGGCGAATTTCAGGGTGTTGATCGCGGCGACGGAGCCGAGGATGGCCGCCGGGCCGGCGGCGAGGATGCCGACGGCGGGGGCCAGGGCTGCGGTGAATGCGCCGATGGATGAGGCGGCGCTGGCTGCCGCGATGCCCACGGCGCCGAAAGACAGGAGGCTCTGGAGTCCTCTGGCGGCTGAGGCTGCGGCTGGTCCGAGGGCGGCCAGGGAGCGCCGGAAGCGGTCGTTGTCGGCTTCGACGGGCACCCGGACAGGGCGGGGCTCAGGGACGACGCGCAGGGAGATCTCTTCGCCCGACACCGCGGCCTGGGCGCGGGCGACGAAGTTCGTCATGTCCGGCGCGACCGTGATGGCGAGGTCGAGATCGCCGAGGGCGTGCGCTTCCCGTTCGAGCTGGCGGGTGAAGCGGCGCAGGTCCGGTACGACGGACACCGCGAGGTCGATGTCTCCGAGGGCGCGGGCCTCGCGCGCGAGCTGGCGGGTGAAGCGGCGCAGGTCGGGTACGACGGTCACCGCGAGGTCGATACCGGTGAGGGAGCGGAGTGCTGCGCGCAGCTCGATGCCGAGACGGCGGGCGTCCAGGGCGGTGGCGACCTGGACGGTGGCGTCCGCCTGGCGGGCTGCGCGGGAGAGGGCGGCCTGGAGCCGGGCCGCCTGGACCTCCACGCCCACGGGGATAGTGGCCTGCACCGCGCGTACGGCGCGCGTCAGGGCCGTCTGAAGGCGCGAGGTGTCCGGCTGCACCTCGACGCTGATCCGTGCCCGGACGGTGCGGACCGCCCGGTCGAGGGCGGCCTGGAGACGGGAGGCGTCCGGCTCCACGATGGCCCGCACCTGTGCCCGGACGGAGCGCACGGCGCGGTCGAGGGCAGCCTGGAGGCCGGAGGCGTCCGGCTGCACCGTGGCGCGGACCTGTGCCCGGACGGAGCGCACGGCGCGGTCGAGGGCAGCCTGGAGGCCGGAGGCGTCCGGCTGCACCGTGGCGCGGACCTCGGCGCTCGCTGTGCGCACAGCTTGGTTCAGTGCGGCCTGGAGGCGGGAGGCGTCGATGGCGACCGGTACGGTCACCGGCGCTGTCGCGGCGCGTGACGCGGCCCGGATCTGCGCGTCGAGGCGGGCGGTGTTCAGCTCGATGTCGAGCCGGATCGAAGTGGCTGCTGAGCGGGTGGCTGTACGGATCTTGCTGTCCAGGCTGCGCACCGCGCGGTCGATGCCCTGGGTCAGGTTCCGTTCGAGGGTGCGCCCGATGGTCTGGGTGCCTCGGTCGAGGGCGCGGCGGATGCGGTCGGCGGCAGTACGGGAGTCTGCCGCAATCCGTGTCGTGTCGAGGACAACCTGGACCTCAGCCTGGCCGAGGTCTTCTGCGGGCGTTCCCATGGGTACTCCCCTGGTTGCGTTGTGTAGTGGCGTGTCCGTCCGCTGCGGCCGGCGTCAAGGCGAGGCGGGCGGGTCAGCTTCCGAACCGTGCGTCTTCCGCGTCGATGCGGGCCAGGAGCTCGGCGACGGACGCGGCGGGCATTCGCAGGGTCGGGCCGGCTTTCTGCTGCTCGGGCGCAGCCGGGACGGATGTCGGTCGGGCCTGGCGCCCGATCGGGCGGGGCGGGGCGTACAGGCGGGTCCGGAGCTTCGTCCGCTCCTTGTCGTCCTCTGCTGACGCGTAGATCTGCTGCTCCGCCGCATTCAGCATCCTCGCGGCGCTCCATGTGCGCGGGTCGATGCCCTGGAGAGCGAGCTGGCCGTCCCACTCGTCCCAGGCGTCGGCGACGCTGCTCAGGAGGCGGCAGACGGCATGGTAGGGCGGGCGGACGCACCGGTGCCGGCGCCGTGGAGCTCCATGACCCATTCCAGGAGCTCCAACAGGATCCGCTGGGGCAGCTGGAGGCGTTCGCGGACTTTCGAGCCGGGCAGTGAAGCGGATGACGCCTTTGCTGCGGCGGGGTCGGTGAACGACGCGGCGACAACGTTGTCAGCGGTGATGACGTCGAGGGTGAGGAGTAGGGTGGCAGACTCGTCGGTCATGAGGGCGGCGAGGAACTCGCGAACGGCCCTCAGGCTGGTCCGGAGGGTCTCGGCGTCGCCGCCGTCCTTCGCGGCCTGCTGCGCCGCCTGCAGAATGGCGTAGGCGTCGAGCATCTCGGTTCCGAGGACCTCGGGCAGAAAATGCAGGAGGGTGTCGCCCACCACTGCCTTGTGGGGCTCGGTGTTCAGAGTGAAGGTGCGCTGAGCCACGGATACTCCTGAGGTGGTCGTGCCCCGCGGGCGCGCGGGCACTGCGGGCAGGCCGGGATCTTACGGTACGTCGCGCTTTGCGCGCGCCCGGTGACGCCAATGCGGATCCGACTCGACGATTCGCCCCCCAGAGCCGCCCGACGCCAGAGCGAGCCATCACATAAAACGCCCGAAACGGGCCATATCTACACTCACATAACGCGCATCTTGGACATGGCCACCGTCCGGAGACCGGCCTCCGTCAGAACAGGGACATCGCCTCGTCCGGCTCCACGGCGTCTCCGTCGGCGGGAATCTCGATCTCCAGCTGGCCGTACGGCAGATCGACGATCTCCAGCGACCCGCCGCACGACACCAGCCGCTCGTCCGGAAGACGGCGCTCCAAGGGCGGGTCGTGGCGCCAGATGCGGCCCTTGCCCAGGCGCCCGGCGACCGGCCCGGCGGCGATCGGCCGGTCGCACTTCCCACAGTGGACACGCGGAAGCTTCATCCGCCCAGTGTGACGGGGCCGGCTGCACGGTCGCCGACGTTTCATCCGGTTCGGGTCCGTTGGGCTATGCTGCCCGCTCCGGGGGCGGTGGTCCTGCTTGACGCCAGCGCCCATGGGAAGCGCCGAGCCTGATCCGTACTCGGTGGCCACTGCCTCCGGTCGAAGACAGGGACGCCGCCGACAGGCGATTGGCTCTTCGCTCCAGCCCGCCGGCTCCGAAACGGCGGCGCTCCCTGATCACTTCCCGATAGGACGGCTGTAGCGGGCCGCTGCCTTCGACGGCCTTCGGGCATCCTGTCCCCGCTTCACCGGGGCGTGGACGGCGGCCTCATCCAGGAGTTCAGCGGCGAACGCCATTGCCACCGCATCACCGCGGTCCGGGGAGCGGCCGAGGCGGGTGACCAGGTCGTCCTTCGTCTCGATGTGGATCTTCGGCGGGATACCGGTGGTGATGTCCCAGGTCGGCGCGGTCAGGTCGCTGATCAGGAGGTCATCGGGCGGGAGCATCACCTCGGCGCCGAAGGCGGGGTCGAGGAGCTCGCGGAGGCGGTAGTACGCGGCGCTGCGCAGGTTGACGTACCCGTATTCGTGGTCGCGAGTCCTGGCCTTGGTCTTCGCTGCGCCCGTGTACGGCAGGACGGGGGCACGTAGCTCGCGCAGGCGGTCAACGACGCCGCCGCCCACGCCGGCGGAGTCGACGACGGGGATGACGCGGTCCTTCTTCGGGCCGGTGGCGCCCTGCACGCGGGCGGTGGTCTGCATGGTGTCCTGCCGGTCGTGGATGTCGAGGCGGGTGATGCAGGCGCCGTGACGGTGGGCGAGGACGGTGGAGTCGCCACCGGCGCGGGCGACGTCGACACCGATGACGCGACGCCCTTGGAGAGCCGGTCGTCCGGCGTCGTTCCATTCGTGCCAGCGCGCGACGGCAGCCTCGACCCAGGCCAGTGGGATAACGGCGTCCTCGTCGCTCGCGTGGAACTCGCCGCGGACGCGGTTGGCGTACATGGCGGAGTCGGCACCCCACTGACGCTTGCGCTGCTCCGCCCATTCCCGGCTGATCCGGCCGGCGGCGATCGCCTCTTCCAGGGTGACGTGCCGTACCCACCAGTCCTCCAGGCCTGGGGCGCGCTTGTGGATTTCGTAGAACCGGCCGGCTGGCTGGCCCGGGGTGGAGATGGCGAGGGCGAATGCTTCGGGAAGTCCCTCGGTGCGGCCTCCGGAGAACGCGCCTTCGATCGCGTCCCAAGTGGCGTCGGGGACGACCTTGGCCTCGTCGATCAGGTACAGCAGGGAGTCGGCGTGCGCGCCCTCGATGAGCTCGGCCTTGTTGGAGGCGACCGGAGAGGCGGCGCCGTGGACGAGCTTCAGGTTCAACGCGAGGAGCTCGCGGATGTCGGAGAACGGCGCGCGGCCGAGAACGTCCCAGCGGATACGCCGCGACCACTTATGGATCTCTGGCCAGAGGTAGACCGTGAGATGTCTCCAGGCGGACGCGGTGGTGATGACCTTCCAGTCCCACCCCGCGGCTTCGCGTGTAGTCGCGAACCACAGGGTGGTGATCGCTGCCAGACCGCTGTTGTGCGTCGGCACCATGGACTCGCCGGCCAGGAACAGGTGTGACGGCGAGTCGACCTCGATGCACTGAGTGGGCTGGTCCTCCACCTTCCGGATGTCGGTGATGGTCCGTTGGGTGTGCCGGGACGCCTGGGCCCCGGCAGGCTGCCAGTCGTACCGTGGCAGACGGTATGGGTTGAAATCGAAGCGGGCGGCGATACGCCACCGGCGACCGACTACCCGTCCGTTGATCTTGCTGTCACTCTCCCGGACGCGGACGACCAGGCCGAGCGAGCGCAGCAGGTCGGCCACGTCGTCGGCCAGTGGCTTGCAGGTGAGGGTGATCTCGTCACAGCCTCCTGCCTGCCGGTATCCGTCGGAGTCCCACAGACCACGCACCAGCTCCCGTCGCTGCTCCACTGACGCTCGTAGGTAGCTCATGGGGATGTGCTTGTTGCCGAGCACGCCGAGTGCTCGCAGGCGGCCGTTTAGCGACTCTCGTCCCGGGCCGCCGCCCCGCTGTACGGGCATCGTGGACACGGTGACGCTCAGGGCGTCCGGGTTGCGGCTGTCGCCTCTCGGAGCGCCGTGGTGGTACTCGGCGCCAGCGATGCGCTCTTGCAGGTACGGCCAGTCGCTGCTGTGCACGACGATCTCGGAGGATCGGGTGCGGCCGTCCCCGAGCCAGTAGCCGAAGAGGTACGGGTCTACCGGCAAGTCTGCGGCGGGAAGGTTGAGCGGGCGCGCGGTCGGGATGCGCCACCGGGGCTGGCCGCCTGCTGTCCGCAGGTGCTTGGCCATGTGGGCGGTGGTTACGCGCTTGGTCGCGTCCCAGTGGTCGCGCCAGTCCTTGACCGTGATGGGCCGGCGGTTCGGGCGAGGGGTCTTCGGCCGGTTGTAGACGTCGACGGCGTTCCACTCGTGCTCGCCGTGGGTCGTGATGACGGTCCCGTCGGCGAACTCCACCACGTAGGTGTCGGCGTTCCAGACGGGCGACTTGGCGACGACCCGGCATCGCTTGCCGTGCTCGTCAAACAGCTCGTCACCAGGGCGCAGTGCGCCGATTGTTGACCATCCGGTCGGGGTCGGAATCCTCACATTGCATTGTAGAGCCTTGCCTAGGCCGTGAGGGCCGCGTACGGCCACCCGCTTCTTCGTCGGCAGGGCGTTTAGGACGTCGTTCTGGTAGGGGGTCAGGCCGCCTGTAGGGCCCCAGTCGATGACGTCGCGTGCCCAGGCGACCGGGTCGTACCTCCACGAGGTGCGCTGGCTGTCCAGGGCGAAGGACCGGCCGGCGTGCGCCCAGGGGTCGATGTCAGCTGGGTTCGGCATGCGGGGCTCCGGTGACGGCGGCGATCTGCTCGGGGACGATCCGGGCGAGCCAGCCCGGCCATTCGCGCCGGACGAGGGCGGCGTCCTGGTCGCCGAGGAGACCGGTGAGGCGGTCGAGGAGGCTGTCGGTGGAGCGGCGGATGACGTCCGCGAGCATGGCGCCCTGCTGTTCGGCGAGGTGGACCAGACGCTCGCTGATGCCGGCGTCGAGCGCGGTCTTGGAGACGTGGACGAGGTGTCGGCGCTCGCGGTGGTACAGGTCGAGCCAGACGCTGGGGCGGGCCGTCGCCTTGCGGTCGGTGCCGGGTGACAGCGTCGCTGTCTTGTCGGTTTCTTCGGTGATGCCCCAGGTGAGGTCGGTGTCGTCGAGCTCGCGGATTTTCTGCGCGAGCCAGGCCACGTGTCCGGCGGTGCGGTGGACCTCTTCGAGGAGCGCGGCGGCCGGGTCGATGTCGCGGGGCAGGCCGTAGGTGATGACGGCCTGGCGGGCGTGTTCCTCGGCGAGTCGGGTGGCGGCTTTGCGGCGTACCTGGCTCGCTGCTCCACCGTGCATGCGGCATGTGGCGCCTCCGGGGATCGCCGTGTTCTTGCACTGTTCGCCGCTGCGTTTCGACTTCGCGGTGCAGCGGCGTCGGTTGGAGTCCATGGGGTCCATGATCATTCTCCGGCTCCATGTGGTGTCGCAGGCACGGGCGGTGATGGTACGTCAGCGCAGTGCAGGTGGCTGTGGCCGTGGGGAATGCGTGAAGCCCGCCGCGCGTGATGCGGGGCGGGCTTCGGGGCGATGGGCTGCTTCAGGGGAGATCGGCGATGAGGACCGTGGCGTTGTCAGCGCGCGTGGTGGCGTGGTCGATGGCGGCCTGGACGAAGTCGTGGGCGGCGTGTGCGGGGGTACCGGTGAGGTAGTCGGCGAGGTTGCGGCAGGAATCCTCCAGGGGCTCGTACGCGCCGTCGGACGCGAGGAGGAGTCGGTGAGGGCCGTTGTCGAGGGCGAGGGTGGTGGACTCGATGGCGGGGTGCCCGTACTGGGCCTTGACCTCGTCGTCGGTCTCGTAGGCGCCGAGGCAGGAGGTGAGGAGGTTGCGGTTGCCGCCGGGGCTGGTGGGGTAGCTCGTGCCGGGCGGGTAGACGCGGCGGAGGTTGTGGTCCTGGGTGAGGCGCCGGAGGGTGGTGCCGGTGAAGAGGTAGGCGCGGGAGTCGCCGCACCAGGCGACGGTGAGGTTCCGGCCGTTGATGACGGCGACGACTGCGGCGGCCTGCGGGAGATCGGGGCCGTACGGGCCGCGCCGGGCAGGTTCGGCGGCGTACTGGTCGTAGACAGCGCGCAGTCCAGTTTCGGCGTCGGCATGTCGGGCGGCGGCCTGCGCGAGGCGCACGGCGCCGGTGCGGGCCCAGTCGCGGACTTCGTCGTTGGAGCCGATGCCGTCGAAGAGGACGTAGGCGCGGGTGACACCGTCGGGGTTGGTGCGGGTGGCGGTGGCGTCGCACTGATGAGTGCGGTCACCGATGAGCTGGGCGGTCGCGTGAGTACGCATGGAGCCCCCTGAGGTTCTGATCTTGTGGTGGCGGTGGGGTGCCGGGCGAGGCACCGTGGGTCCGGACGCGTCCGGAGGGTGGTGTCCGGATCTGTCCGGACGGGTGGGGTTAGGGGGCCTCGGTGGACCGGTGTCCGGATGATGTCCGTGCAGGTCAGTGAGGTCTCCGGAAGTGTCCGCCGGGCGGTGTCCGGACGCCGGTGGATGGCGTCCGGGTCACGGCTGGCGGATGGCTCGTAGTGTCAGTGGCGGTGGGTCTGGATGTCGATACGAACGTCGGGGCGGTGGCTGAAGTCGCGGCGGAGCTCGGTGCAGACGTCGTCGATGTCGCGGAAGTCGGTGACGGCGCGGTAGCGCAGGAGGTCGGTGTCGCGGCCGTTCTCGACGCGGAGGACGGAGATGCCGTACGTGGTGGTGTGGTGGTTCATCGGCTGGTGTCCTTCCGGGTGGGGGTGGGGGTGATGCGGCCGGAGACGGCGCCGGTCCGGGTGCCGTTGTCGGTGCGGATGATGGTGGTGGTCTTGCCGCTGTGGGTGCGGATGGTGCCGGCGGCGATGACGTGGCGGCCCATCAGGCGGCCACCGCCGCCAGCTCGGTGGTCTGGGTGGTGACGGCGACCTTGAAGGTGTCGCGGCGGCCCTTGCGGGGCGGGACGCCGAGGCCGGCGTCGAGGTAGTCGATGGCGACCTGGTCGCCGTCGATGACGCTGCCGCCCGGGGTGCGGGTGACGGTGACGCGGCCGAAGGTGCCGACGGGGAGCTGGCGCAGCCACTTCTTTACGCTCTCGGCGCTCTTGGTGAGTTCCTTGGCCCTGGCGTCGAGGGCGGCGAATTCGTCAGCGCGGGCCTCGATCTCGGCGACCGTAGGGAGCTGGTCGGCGGGGAGCGTCTTGTCGGCGGCCGACGTCGAAGCGAGCGCGGTCTTGCCGAAACGCTCAGCGATCCGGCCGACGGTGCGGGAGGCGGCGCGGGCGGCCCGGAGAGCGAGAGAGTCGACGCGACGGGCGATGGCGCCGGCGGCGCGCCGAGCGACGACGGCTTCCGCCTTGGCCTGCTTCGCGGCGGCGACCAGGTCGGCGAGCTTGGTGTTGGCGCGGTCGGCGCGGCGGGTGGCCGCAGCCACGCCCTGCCCGGTGCGGATGGCGGTGCGCAGCTCACGCCGGGCGATGGCCGCGATGGTGCGGGCGGCGGTGACGCGGCCTGCGGCGCGCTCGGCGGCGCGGGCGGCGCGGGTCTCGATCTTGCGAGCGTCCTGGAGGGTGGTCTCAGCCTCGGCGAGCTTTGCCATGAGGCGGGCGGTGCGTGTGGTGCTGCTCATGTCCTGGTCCCTCCGTCCTGGGCCGGGCGTCTTGCCGGCCTGACGGAAAGAACACTACACAAGTGACTTGCACAAGTCTACTGTCCAAGCGACTTGCTTAAGCGTTTTGAGCCCCCCGTTCCGCGACCGGGCGTGCTGCTGCCGTTCACATGGCCAAGCCGGTTGTGCAACCATGCGGCGTATGAGCGACTACACCCCCAGCCCCCCTCTGGCCGCGAAGCTGGCCCAGTGGGCCGAACTGGAGAAGACCCGGGACGAACTCCGCGTCGAACTGCGCGGGCTCATCGCGGAAGACCTGAAGAACACAGGCGTGACCGCGGAGGAAATGGCCGCGCACGTGCCGTGGACCAGGGAGACCGTCCGGGGCATCGCCCGCGAGTACGCGGTCCCGCACAAGCGCAAACCGACCGTCCGCTCCATCAAGCCGCAGAAGCGCACCACCGGGAGGAAGTCCTCCGGCTGAACGGCTAGATCTCGCGCTGTCAAATTCACCGCCTCCGGGGTTCACGCTGTCGGCCTGTCGCGCCTCTTACCTACGTATGCCGTGAACCTCAATGGAGGAGGGTGCTGCTATGCCCGGTAGGCAGGGGCCAGACGATCGCGACGAAGCCGCCATCCACGAGTGGCTTGTCCAGGCCCGCGACGACGGCCTGGCATGTCTCGGCGCCGTGCTCGACATCGAGCATGGGCTACAGGAGATCGTGACGTGCACTGGAGCCGAGGGGGCCGGAGCCAGCTGGGAATCACTTGAGTAGAGGGCGGCCAACGTGACCAGGCGCACCGGACCGGAGTTTCGTCGGTGCGCCTTCACTGCCTACTTCCTGCGCATCGCTTCCGCCTCGATCTTCGCGATCTCGACTTTCGCGTGCATCCAGATCGACAGGGCGGCCACGCCGCACCCGCCGATGAGTACACACACCATTGCTGTCGTCGCTGCCATAAATCCGCCTCTCTGATCACCGGGGCGGCGGCAGGGTAGCGGATCCGGGCAGCCGTAAGGGCCGCGTCGTAGTGAAGACGCGGCCCTTACGGAGTCCAGAGAAAGCGGCTTCAGGCCAGGCCGGTGGCTTTTCCGATCAGGCCCGCCAGGATCAGGGCGCCGACGAGAGCGAACACCTTCCAGTCACCCATGCTCGGCATTCCCCAGGAGTTCGACAGGATCGCCTCGTGCATCGGGTGCATTCCGTCGTGCCTGGCGTCACGATGCTCCCGGCCGCGTTCTTCAGCGCCGCGCCGCGTCGAGAACGGCTTTGACGTCAGTCCGCAGCTCTTGCATTCGTACCGGTGCATTGCTGGCCCCCTGGGTGAGTCTTTCGTCCGCGTTGCCCCGTCCGGGTTGGGTGCGTGACGAGATTAGCGCGCCGCGTGACCACCCGGGAAGCCGTGTCCGTTTCGTCCCCTCCTCTCGCCCGGTAGGGCCGGTAGTAGCCGGTAGGTAGGCGCCTACCGGTAGGCGACCGATACCCCTCTCGGCCGGGGGAGAGGGGGGCTCCCTGGCCTCTCCCCCGGCCCGGCCGGGAGCCGCCCCCGGCGGCAGCCGCGGGGCGGCCTATTCTCCGGCCGCTCTGGGCATCGGGATGACGGCCGCATCCGGGCTCTCGTTCTCGGCCGATTCTCCACCTGAATCAGGGGGCGAATCAGTGGCCGGTTTCGATGCTGAAATGACCCTCGGACCGGGGGTTTTATCCGGTACTAGATGAGGGGGCAGATTGACCCTCCGCCCGAGACTTTTCGCAAGGTCGTCCACGTGTACGCCAGGTACGTTCTGCTGCCTCCACTTCCCCCCCTCCGGGGTGACCGTCAGCACGTGGAATTTCATCTGATCGCGCACGGTCAAACCCGCCCTTTGCAGCAGCACCGTCATGGCCTTCCGGTCATAGCCTGGAAGGCCTCCGTTTTCCTGCTGCTCAGCCAGTAGATCATCGACACGGGCGCCCTTTCCGCGAAGGCCTTCTCTGTGGCCTTCCGCGCATTCCGCAACGCGCTCTTCGACGTACCGAACCAGGCGATCACGGATAACTTCCCATGGCTCCCCTGCCGGTTTTCCGGATTCTCCGACAGGAGATTCCTCGGGCTGCTCCCCCGCGTTCTCGTCATGATCATCCTCAGTGTGGGCGGCCTCCTCTGGGGCGAAGCAGACGGCGCCGGTGCACCACGCGATGATCAGGGCGGCGACGATCCAGCCTCGGTACGGGGCGACGTAGACCCACACGCCGGCGAGCACACCACCGAGGACGGAGAGCCCCAGGGCCGCGACGAAGAGGCCCATGGCGAGGCGCTCCGCCACGTCGCCGATCCCGGCCGGCCCCGTGGTCCTTGCGGTGGACGCGGCCGGGGTGTCGTCCTCGGCCTTCTCGCTCTTCTCGCCCTTGTTCCTGCTCTCCTGCGTCTCGGCGGGAGCGGCGGGCTTCGCCTCGCTGCTCTGCGTCCGGGAGGCCGCCTTCAGCGCTTTCCAGATCGTCGCGACGATCCAGCGGGCCAGGACGGGGCTCCCGGAGGCAACCGCCGCGACGAGGGCCTTCAGCGGCGCCAGGACCTCCTCACGCAGGACTTTCCGGAGTTCCTCTTCTTCCGTCTTCCGGGGATTCGTCTCGGGCTTGGCCGGGATGTCTTCCCCGGCCGCGCCCGGGTCCGGCTCGGGGTGGCTGCGCTTGGCCAGGTCGAAGGTCATGTCAGCCTCCGGAGATCTTCGCGGCGAGCATGCGGATGATGTTGACGACGATGCCGGGGATACCGCCGGCCTGACCGGCGAGGACGGCTCCGGCCAGACCGAGGAGGGCGGGCCACAGCATTCGCTTCTTCCACGGCCACGCCCAGGCGATGAGGAGCAGGATGCAGGCGGAGCCGCCGAGGCCCGGGTCGCCGAAGCCGGTGTCGGTGGTCAGGCCCAGGCCGACCTCGCCCATGCTGTTGCCGAAGTCGCCCCAGGTGCCTCCGGCGGCCATCCACAGCGTGCCGGTGAGGAATCCCCAGAGGAGGGCCTGGTCCTTGTTGTTGATCTTGATGCGGTCGCTGCCCCGCAGGCCTGCGACGAAGGCGATCGTGGACAGGCCGGCGAGGGCGGAGATCGTGATGGGTCCGGCGAGTTGCAGGCCGTGGATGCCCGGTGCTGCGGTGACGTGGGTGTGGGCGGCGGCGAAGGTGGTGTGCACGGGGGGCCTTTCAGACGACGGGGGTTCCCGTGTAGTGGGCGGTTGCGAGGAGGATGGATGCCAGGGGGATCCTCACGACCCATCGGGCGAGTGCGGGCAGGTGACGGACACGCCGGTCCAGCACCCACCACACGCCGTAGCCCAGGCCCAGCGTGGTCAGCAGGAGGCTGATGGCGTTGGGGCCGAGGCCCCATTCCTGGCCGTAGGCGTTGAGCCACGCGACGAGAGCGGGAGCAAAGCGGCGTCCGACTTCGGCGGCGCCGACGGCGATGAGGATCCGGGAGATCAGCGGGAAGGGCAGGACGTACTGCACGGCCGGAGAGCGGGTGACCATCCACGAGCCGTAGACCCCGCCGGCGGCCGTGAACAGACTGACCGTGCCGACCGCGCCGGCCTCGGCAGCCGGCAGGACATCGTTGACGAGCGAAACCAGCCCGACGCCGTAGCCAACCATCCCGGCGGACACGTTGAACGCGACGATCCGCATCCGGCGGTCCTCGGACACGCCGTGCGCCACCTTCCGGACCGCAGTCCGCTTAGGCTCCCTCTTGCCCGTGCCCTTCCGCACCGGGGCATCTGACGTGGGCGCTGTCTCCACCGCCTCGTGCTTAGGCGACACAGGTTCGCCGGCGTCGTCCGGCTCTTCAGGGCCGTCGTCCTGGACGTCGCCGGGGTCAGGATCGACGCTCAAGTGCGGGCGGCCGGTGCGCCACCAGTCGGTCACGCGCGGCGAGGACTGCGGCTGCTGCGGCATCGGCAACTCGACGGGAACCTGCGCCCCCGGCTCCTCACCCGGCTCGCTGGAATCGCCGTGGCCAGCCGGGCGGGCTCCGAGTCCGCCAAGGATGCGCTGTGTCCAGCGCTCGTGCGCGGAGGTCACCGGATCACTCCCATCACCCAAGTACCGATAGCGGGCATGGACGTGATGACGACCTCGACGGCCAGCGCGAGGAGACCGAAGAGGACGGCGACTGCGGCGCCCATCGCGAGGAGGACATCGGGGCGGGGCCCGGTCACGTCGCCGCCCTCCCGTTTCCGGCGCTTCCGCCAATCACGCGGCACATTGCCTCGTAGGCGTCGAGCGCCCGGGAGTCGAAGCGCCCCAGCCGGTTCTGGATGTCCTTGCCGAGCGCGTCGTACAGGCGAGCGGCCGTACGGTAGTCGCCCTGCTGCTCGGCTTGCGCCGCCTCGTCCATGCGGCAGTCGATCTCTTCCTGCGTGAGGCCCCGAGCGTTCACTGGGCACTCCGCACGGCGTCGACCAGGGTGTGGACGGCAGGGAGCAGCGGGGCCACCATCGTGACGGAGGCCACGGCCCACAGGGCGACCCACACCAGGGTGATGTCGACCGCGTTCTTCGTCGACCGGAGCTGGAGGGCGATCACGCAGATCAGGCCGATGGCGGCGATGGCCGTCGATTCCGTCTGGAGCCTGGCGGGGGTGGCCGAGATGCCGATGATCAGCAGGGCGGCGTAGACGACGAGTCGGGCGATGCGTCCCATGGGGTGGATCACCTTCCGAGGTAGGGCGGCAGCAAGCGGGCCGCGATAGTGACGAAGTTCGATGGGCGCTGGCGGGGCAGCCGCTCCGCGTCGAGGCGGCGCAGGACCGTGCAGGCGTCGACGGCCGCGACGATGTGGATGCCGTTGAGCCGGTACTCGCCGCCGTTGGCCAGCCGGCCGTCGATGATCGCGACGGGTACGGGGTGTGTGCTGAGGAGGCTCGCGACGGCGCGGGCTCCGCGCTTCAGGCCGTCGAGCCGGTCGGTGACGTCTCGGTTGTCGTGCCACAGCCGGCCGCCGTGGACGCGCACCGTGTGGCGGGCGGACATCCTCTTCGGGTCGAGGATGTACACGTGGCCGCGCGGGCTGATGGCGAGGGCGTCGATGTTCGTCGAGCCGGTCGGCAGCCTGCGGTCGTACAGGATCGTCCAGCCGTCGCGGTCGAGTTCGGCCAGGAGCTCGGCGACGTACTGCTCTCCTCTGGCCCCGGCCTCGTAGCGGTCGGCGAGCTGCCCGGCCTGGGTGGGGATGTTCAGTGCGGTGGCCAGCCGGGTCAGGGGGGTGCGTAGTTCCTGCGCGCGGGCCAGCGCCGAGGCGCCGGGAGCGCCCGGCTTCGGCCGGCGTCCGGGGCGCCCCAGTCGGTTCCAGGCGTAGATCGCGGCAGCGATGAGGGCTACGGCCGTCGGAAGGGACATCAGCGGTTTCCTTGCGCGAGGAGCAGGACGAGGTCGACGAGGAGCAGGAGGAGGGAGGCGAAGGCGAGGCCGACCACTAGGTGGTCGGCCCCAACCTTCACGCGGCGGCGCCCGGTCACCAGGCGTCGTAGTAGACGAGGGAGGCGACGAGAGCGGCCAGGGCCACCCAGCTGCCGAGGGGCGCCAGATCACGGGGCTTGCCACGCACCGCGTAATAGAGGCCGAGGAGGCCGCTGACCTGGACGACGTAGATAAGAGGGGGGATCACGAGACCTTCTTCTGGGCCTTGCGGCGGTTGCGGAGTACGGTCTCCCCGAGCTTCGGGCGGTCGCCGTGGACGTCCTTGACTGCCTCGATCAGGTCGTCGTCGCTGATGCCGGGTCTCTCGCGCAGGAGGCCGCGGACTGTCGAGGCGATCGACGGCGCGATGCCCGATGTCGGCGGGACCGGCGGAACAGACACGGACGGCTGTCCGGACGGGGCCTCGGCGGGAGAGGCCAGGGGCATGCCTGGAGCAGGCGGCTGTGTGAACGATGGAACCGGCGCAGTCGGCGGCGCGGGTACCGGAGCGGGGGAAGCCGGCGGCGGGACTGGCGGCGCGGCGGGCGCGGGCTGCTGGACGCGTCCGGACGGCGTCGCGGACGCGTCCGGACGCTGTCCGGACGGGATCTCGTCCATCCGGTTCGCGGCTTGCACGGTTGCCTGCGCGGCTGACCAGTCGTCTGCGCCGTACGTGAGGGCCGCATATGCCTGGCGGCTGCCGATGCGGTGCTTGAAGGAAGTCAGGGCTTCGGCGGCCGACAGGTCTTCCAGCTTGCGCTGGAGGGCGTTGGCGACGGGGCGACGCAGCTTGACCTGCCGCACCCGGAACACGACCCACCACGAGCCCTTGGCCATCAGCGACACAGCGGCGCCGACGATGCCCGCCGCTTTCTCGTGCTCGTGGAAGCCTTCCACGAGCACTGCGGCGACGACAACGACCACGGCGATCCATCCGGCGGTCTGCATCGGCCGCGCCCGGTCCGGCTGGCCCCGCAGGAGCCACTCGGCGACCAGGCAGACGATCCAGAGCAGCTCGAACAGAGAGGCCGCTGCGACAGCGATGGACGGCTCACCGACGACGGGGCTGAGGAGGCGGCTGATGCTGGCGGTCGACCAGACAACCGCGACGGCCGTGGAGGCGATCGCCACGGTCATCAGGAACCGCATCAGGACACCGTCCCAGTCACGCGGCGGAAGCGGCACATCCACCTCGTACGGCTCATAGTCGACGTGCTCCTCGCCGAAGACGTGGGTCACGACGGGCCGGTAGCGGATCTCCTTGCCGTAGCGCACGCCGGGCACTCTGGGCTGCTCGGCGGGGGTTTCGGTCATGGCTGCGCCCTTCACGCTGGGGTGGTTCATTGAGTGAGCCGGGCCCGGATCGATCGGGCCCGGCTCGTGCGGGGCGGTCAGTCGAGCGGGATGGTGGCCGCGTCCCCGAGCTTGGCCAACCTGATCTTGTGTTTGCGTGCGCGGTCCAGGCTGGCGGCGGCCTCCTTGGCCGCCTTGGCCTTGGCCTTCTCGATCTCCTTCGTGGTCGGCGGCGTCCGCTTCTTCACCGGGACATCGCCTCGCGGAGACGGCCCGCGTATTCCTGCCGGGTCTCGCCGTCGTACGAGGTGGGCATCACCGCGTACATCCCGGCGAGCACGTACAGTGACTCGTCCTTGCTCAGCTCGTTGGCCAGGTGGACGATCGAGCGCCACTTCGCCGGACCGTCCGGGTCGGTCTCGGTCAGCCGGTCGGCGAGTTTCAGAAGCAGGTCCCGCATCCGCACCGGCTCCCAGTCCGCGGCCGTCGGGGTCTCATCAGTCATCGAGCCGCCCTCCCCGCCGTGGTGACACCCGTGTCGGTCCAGGCTCCGCAGCTCCTGCACACGAGCTGCTGGCCCTCGGGCTCCAACGGTCGTCCGCAGCACATCACCGCTGGCCACCCGCCTTGCCCTGGGCGCCGTGGATCTGGATGCGGGTGACCGCGTCCTTGACCGCCTTCGGGTCCCGATGGGCGTGGCCGGCCGCGTAGGCGGCGCGGGCCTTCTTCAGCTCGTCGGCGGCGCTCACCGGCTCACCCCCGGCAGGCTCCCGCCGGCGTTCTCGCCCGGACGGCGCGGGCCCGGGATCCGGGGAATCACCGGTCCGTTGTCGTCCCACTCGCAGCCCAGCCACGTCGCGATCCGACGCAGCCGCAGCGACAGCTCGCCGCGCGTGATGCCCTCCACCACCCCGCCGGCCGCGCCCAGCGCGGCCCTGGAGACGGCGCTCACGCCGCCGTGGCAGCTCTCCCCGACCAGTTCGTACGCCGCAGCGCCGACCCGGACCGGGAAGTCGAGCAGGTCGACCGGCGCCTCGGGGCGCTCCGCCGCGTACTTGTCAGCGACCGTGCCGAGCACCCAGCTCGCACACGCCTTGTGTTCCTCGGTGAGGCCCTGTGCCCCGCTACGCGGGAGATCAGTACCCTGTGCCATGCGTCAGCTCCTGTCTCGTCAGGTCTGGCGCGGCCCCCGGTCGGCGTTTTCGAGGCCCCGACCGGGGGCCGACTTGTACGTACGAGACCGAAGGGAGCGGCCTCGCCAGGACAACGTAAACCCTAGGGTTGCTGATTTGCAACCCTAGGGTTTAACCTGCGCGTGTCCGCACTCCGTGACAGAGGGGAGCGGAAGTGTCACAGGTCGAGGAACCCGAGGAGGTGAGACGGCTGGACGAGGCCATTAAGGCGCTTGCCGAGATAGAGGACGACGAGGCTTGCGCGAAGGCGGTGAGCCTGGTCCTGGACAAGTGGCCAGATCTGCATGAGCAGTTGCGCGAGATCCGTCAGGTGAGGGTCAATCGGCTGCGTAACCGTCGGCTGACGTGGGGGGCGATCGGCGCCCTGCTCGTCAAACGGAACGGCAGGGGCGTCTCGGCGGCCCGCGCGCAGCAGATCGCGACCGGTATGAGCGGAGCGACGCGCAAGAAGCGGAAGAGGGCGGCCGAGGAACAGCCCGAGGAATAGGAAGGCCGAGCGGTGGTCGAGACCGCCCGGCCGTAGCGCACGAGATCACGAAGAGAGGCGCTACGTTGAGCGTAGCCTGCCGACTGCCCCGCGCCCCTGCCTCGTATTGAGGTGGGGGCGCCCGCCCCTCGGGGGCGAGGCGGGCGCCGTTGTCTCCGGGGGCCGCTGTCCCGCGCAGGGCGGGAAGGATCCAGTCGCCTGGTTCCGGCTGGTCCCGGCAGACGTGCGTCGTTGGCTATTCGCCGGCCGTGCCGGGTGCCCAGGTCTCCCGTGGGCAGACAACGAGCGCAGTCTCAGGATGCCACGAGAGGGCTATCCCTCCACGTTGCTCTGGGCGGCCAGCAGCGTCGTGACGGACGCTCCGCGCATCGTGGTGAGCATGACGTTGGCCAGTGCGTCCGCCGCTTCCGCCCCGTGGGATTCCTCGACGTGACGCACTGCGGCAATGATCGCCTCGGCGAACACGGCGGCGCCTTCGGCCAAGTTGGCTTTCCCTTTCGGGAGACGGGCGGCCAGAGCCTTGTCCATGGCGTTGCCTTGATGGATCTCCATGGTTTTGATGAAGGCGACGCGTGGGGGATCAGTCATGTCTCAACTCTCCCATGTCCAGGGTTCACGCGGCGCCGAGTTCAGCAACGACGATCGGCGTGACGAAGCCCTTCCCCCTGCTCGCCTGCGGGAAGGGCCTCGTTTTACGGTGCGGGGCCGCGGAGTCTCAACGTCTCGCGATGGGTCTTACGCCGCGTAGGGCTCCCCACCAGGCGCTCCGCCAGAGCAGCGGACCGGCCCCGCGCGGACATAATAGTCCGACCGATGTCCGGCGGTGTTCGGACTGGTCAGCGTGTTCCAGCGATGACGGCTGCGGCCAGGGCAATGCACCCCTTATGCACGGCCTGGTCCAGGAGGGCCGGGGCGCCGGGGTCACGGCTGAGCCACTTCCCCTTGCCGAGAGCATGTGCGGCTCGTACCAGGGCCGGAGCGTCGGGGCCGTCCTCGGCCCAGTGGCCGGCGCACCGGTCGGTCGCGTAATGAGTGAGGGCGGACAAGGCAACGCCGGCGGCCGCGCGGCCGGGGGTGAGCCCGAGACCGAACGCGCGGTGCGCGGCCCAGAGAGCGGCGGCCTGCGTAAGGGCGTAGGACCGGACGTGCCGCGCGCAGGCGGCGGCCCCCTCGTGTCCGGGCTTGCCCTTCGCTGCTGCGTCGGTGTCGCGCTGGACGATGTAGTCCCCTACCTCGTGGGCGGCGGTGAGGGCGGCGTATGCGGCGGCGAACCGGGTGCCGGGTGTCGTGGTCATCGGGGTGGTTCTCTCCTGTGTCGTGGACCATCGTGGTCGTGCGGTGGTGTTCGGTGTGCACTGTGTTGTGCGCTGCGGATGTGGAGCGGATCACGAAGACCGGCGGCGCGGGGGCGGTCCGTACGGGGAGGCCCAGGCGGGCCGATTACGGCCGGGTCGGTCGGCGGGCTGCTGCGGGATGGCCGCGCGCAGGGCGCGGCCGAAGTCGGCCATGGCGGCGGCTGCCGCCTGGACGGCCGGGCGCATCGCCTCGATGAACGCGCGGATGGGAGCCATGGCCTCGGCCATGACGGCGGCGGCCTCGGCGACGACCAGGTGGGTGTGCGGTCCGTCTTCTCGGCGGCGGCACTGGGCGACCGCCGTGACGGCCTCCTCGACGGTCAGGCCGTGGCGTTTGATCAGGCGCCCGATCAGGATGAGCGCGGCTTGGGCGGATGCTTGCTCGGGAGTCATCGTTCGCTCCAGGTGATTTTGTGGATTCTGTCTGGGAGTTCAGCGTGGGGGCCTGCGGGATCGTTGTCGGGTCCGGAGGCCCAGACGGAGGGTGTTCGGCGTCACAGGAGGAAGGACAAGATCATTCGCCCTTGTCCTGCTTGGTGATCCGGAGAGCTGGACGCTTGCCGGTCGTGCGTTCGTGGGTGACGGTGTAGGCCGCCTTGCGGAGGGCGTCGGCGTACTGGTCGAGGCGGGCAGCCTCGTCAGGGCCGTCGTGCCAGACGCGGACGGTGCGGGGGCTGGCCTGGGTGGCGCGGTGGCCGGGGCGCCATTCGGCTCCGGTGAGGGCGTTGGGATGGCATCGGGCGGTGAGGGTGCGGGCGATCTCGGCGGCGGTGACACGGCAGTGCACGGACGGGCTCCTATCGGCTGCGCGAGGGGTTATAGGCGGGGCGGCTCCCCGTCCCAGGTGATCTCGTTGGCGGCGAAGGCACGGACGATCGCGGGGTCGTCGAGGTAGGACTGGAGACTGTCCAACTCGGTGTCCCAGTCGTCTTCCTGCAGGCGCGCGATCACCTTGGTGAGGGCGCGCTCTTTGATCTCGTCGGCGGCGTTCGCTTCGATCAGGGCGTCGGCGATGACGTTGAACAGGCTGTAGGCAGAACCCCACCCCATGGGTCAGCCCTCCTTGTCCGGACGTCCGGATGCGTCCGCGTCCTGGCGCGTCCGGATGGTGTCCGTGCTGGTCATCGCGGTGTCCAGGACGGCCTCGCGCGTCCGTCCGGCGCCGTCAACGTCCGCGTCCGGACGGCCGTCCGGACGACTCCGGACGCAGTCGTCCAGTCCGCAGGAGCAGTTCGCGCAGCCGGCACAGAACTGGTCCCCTTGGAAGTTCTCGTAGCTGACGGGGCCGCCACCGCATACGCAGCAGCGGATGCCGACAACCGGGTCCGGGGTGTCGTTGAGAGCGGCCGCGATGGTCGCCTCGGCTCGCTCGTAGCCATCGCTGTCGGTCGCGGGATCGAACTGCCAGGGCTCGCCGTGGGAGTCGGAGACGAGGCTCCAGCCGTACGCGTGGCCGTCGCTGTCGATGTGAAGGGCGAGGGCCAGGCCGCGTGGATGGAGTGCGACCCGGTTGATCAGCCACAGCAGCCCGGAGTCGCGGAGCCGGGCGAAGGAACGGGCGGTGGCGTCGGTGGCATGGTGCGGGAGCCCAGGAGCTGGAGCCGCGCTGGCGCCCTTGCGGATCTCCTCGGCGGCACGAAGGGTGTCGGCGGTGTAGCAGGCGTACGCCCGGCCGCGCGCGGTCACGGGGTGGTCCCGAGGATCTGCCGGGCCACGGCGAGGGCGTGCTCAGTGCGGCCACGGAGTTCGGCGCCTGGGACGCTGTCGATGAGGTCGGCCTCGAACTCCAGCCAGTCGGCAAGGGCGAGTCCGGCCCTGGGGCCCATGGCGACGATGTACTCAGCGTGTCGGGCGCGCATGCGTACTGGTCGGTGCTGGCTGCCGCCGTGCAGCAGTTTGGGCCAGGAGTAGTGGCTACCGTCGGCGTGCTGGAGGCGGTCGCCCCAGATGATGCGGTTGCCGTCGTCGGGCACGCCGGGACAGGAACCACAGGGTTTGGCATGCCAGTCGGCGGTGGGTGTGCCGTCATCGTCGGTGCTGGCGGCGGTGGCGAGTTCGCGCAACTTGGTTGCGGCGGTGCGGAGTTCGTCGGCGAACGGGCAGGGGGCTTCGGCCGTGGACGGCTGGCTGTTGGTCATGGTCACTGCTCCGTGGTCTGGTCGATGGCGTCGCTGGTGATCGAGTCGACGGTGTGGCGCGTCAAGCCGCGTCCTCCTCGGTGAGGGATTGGGGTGGGCGTACGGGGGGTGTGTGGCCGTCTGCAGGCTTTTCGGGTGCCGAGTGGTCCTGGAGGGCGCGGCACGCTTGCGCAGCCGCCACAGCGGCCCCCAGTGCCCCGCACGCCACCCTCGCCGCCCACGTGACTGCGGCGCACCCGATGAACAGCGCGATCGTGGCGATTGCGGAGAGGATGACGATCCACGCGGCGAGGGCCCATCCGAGAGTGATCAACGCGTCCACGGCTTCCGCCATCACATCCGGCCCTCGGTGTGCTCGGGGCAGAGGTCGAGTAGACGACCGCCCTGCCGACGACGAGTCCATCCCCGGTGCGTTTTCAGCAGCCGCCGCAACTCGGTGTGGGTGTGGGGGTTCTCGCGCACTGGCCAGTGGCCCTCGGCGTCGCATCCGTCGTAGTCACAGTTGATCGTCAGGTAGCAATCCGCGCTCACTGGCTACCCTCCCTGTCACCGGACTCCTGCGTCTCAGGCTGGTCGTCGCCCATCTGCCTGGCTTCGATCTCCCGGGCGCAGAGGCGGAGGTAACTGGCGGAGATGATGCCGATGTCCTTGGTCGTCGGGTCACCGAAGACGTTGGCGAGATCGTCGGCGGCCTCTCTCAGCACGGCGGCCCGATCGGTGGGTTCGGGCAGCATCACACCGTCGGAAAGCGCGGTGGCCGCACGGATGGACATGCGGTATCTGCGCGCTTTCGCCACCGCATCCGCGTTCCAGCCGTGCCGTTCGGCCATCTCCTGCATGGCGCCGCCGTTGTCGCACAGGTCGTCGTGCTCATGCTTCTTTTCGCAGTCCCATCCGACGAGGACGGCCCACAGCCACGCGTCAACCCTATAGATGCCCCAGTCGCGGGAGCTGGTGGCGATGAGGCGGCCGAGTCCGTCAAGGGCAGCGGCCAGGACGTCCGCCTTCGCCTGCTGCGGCCCCGTGCGATCGGCGGGCGCAGTCAGCACGCGCAACACCGCATCGGCACGGCTGTACGCGTTGGCACGCACGGCCTCCAGGGTGCTTCCGGGTTCGGGATCCTCGCCGCGGTATACCCACTGGATGAGCGCGTTGGCGATGCGGTCGCGGAGGGCAGTTCCGTGGATAGACGGGACCGGGGTGGTCATCGCGTCGAGTGCGGCGTGGACGGCGCGCCAGAGCATCGCGTTCCGGTGAACCGTGGTGGGCGGCATTTCTTCGCCGAGGCCGTGGATGAACGCGAACACGGCGTCGTACGCGGGCTGCCTCGGGTCGCCGGTCGGCGGGGTGGGTGCGGTCGGATCGGTCATGGTCATCTCCAGGGGTGTGTGAGGAGGTTGGGGGTACCGGCCGCCCGCGGCTCCAACGCGGGCGGCCGACCTGGTCACGAGACAGGCCCGGCGGCGAGAGCCTCGGGGCAGCCGGCGTGCAGGTAGCAGCCGTGCTTGCAGCCTTGGTCAGCGGGGTAGTTCGCTCCAGCCGAAGGGGGACTCGCCGCCGTCGGTGTCTACGACGACCAGAGCGGTGTCGGGCAGTGCGCAGGTGACGCGGTCCGGGTCTCGGGTGAACAGGTCACAGAGGGGGAGTTCGCTGCTCGTGCGCAGGCAGCACCTGGTGAAAGAGCCACCGGGCGGCGGGCATTCGTGGACGACGCCGTGCGGGGTGCTCACGTCTTGCTCCGGCCGTGCGGGCACCAGTCGTCGTGTTCGGCTCCGACTGTCGACCAGTAGCGGGTGCAGCCGCATCGGCTGCGCATCTCACGGCGGGCGGTGCGAGCGGCATGGAGCCGGCGGAGCGGTCCCGGGTGTTGTGGCCTCCTGGCCATCGCTGTCTCGGGCTCGTCCTCGATGTCGTCGGTGTACGTGCCGGGTGCGGTGTCGCGGCCGGCCTCGCGGATCGCGCCGGTCACGCACAGGGCTGCGAGCGCATACGCTGCGGCTGCGTCCTGCCAGTGGCCTGCGCTGACGTGGCTTCCGCCGATCGCTGTGCAGGCCACGAAGCCCAGACCGAACACGGTGCTGATGATCATGCTGGTGCGCTTCACTTGGCCCACCTCCGGTAGCGGCGGATGCAGAAGTGGGTCCACCAGTAGACGGCCGGACACCACACCGGTAGGAAGAGGACGCCCACGAGGGCGAAGACGGCCTGATCGCTGAGTGGCGTCATGAGGCCGGGGCCAGGGGGAAACTGTGCGTGGCGCGGCCGTTGGGCAGCGTGATCTTCCATGGCCCGGCGAAGAGGCCGTAGGCGGCCCAGTTGCAGCCGCGGCCCTTGTATTTGCCGCGCCCCTTGTTGAGGGCGCCGAGGGTGCGGCCAATGCACTCCTGGCCGACGATGTCCGAGGCGATGACCGGCTCTTTGGTGCGGAGGTTTGTGCGGGGGTGCTCGGCCAGTGCGGCGCGGAAGTCGTTGCCGTTGGCGGTGTCGCCGCATGCTGGGCAGGTGAACGCCCACTTCAGGGGGTCACTGCCAAAGCGCTCGGTCGCTTCGGCGATCAGTTCGGCCTGTGTGAGAGTGCGATGGTCGGTGGTGGTCACGCGCTATGCCCTTCGTGGTTGGTTGCGGCTGGGCCCGACCGAGGCCGGGCCCAGCTGAGAGGTCACTGCCTGGGCCGCAGCAAAACGTCCGCGAGGTCGACGGCGGCCTGCATGGTCGATGTCTCGACGAGCCCCTGCTCTTCGGCGACGGACTCGTATGCGGCGTCCAGGATTGCGGTGACGGCGCGGCCGACATCGGGGCCGAGGAGCGCGATGTACGCGGCGTCCGTCGCGGCCTGGGGGTTTCCGGCGGGGCCGGTGCGGGCGACGCAGTCCTGGCCGTGGTCGCCGCCGGCGACGAACTCGACACCGGGCAGTGTCCGCATGGACGTGGGAGTCCGTCTGGGGGTCCAGATGCCTCCGGTGGCCCCGTTGACGTGGGCGCGGAGCAGTTCTGCGGCGTTCTGGAGGCGGTAGTCCGCGCGCTCCGGCGGGATGGGCGCGGGGATGAGTCCGGCGATGATGACGCGTGGCTTCATGCGGCTTCCGGAGCAGCCGGCGCAGTAGTCCTGGCCCGCCGTGTGTCGCCAGCCGTGCGCAGCTGCGATGGTGCGGGCCTCCCCGATCGTCAGGCCGTCCGTCTGTAGCCGGGACGCGCACGACGAGGAGCCCCGGACGGTGTTGCAGCTGACCGTGATGCTCGTGCTCATGCCCGGCCGCCTTTCATGTCCAGGCCGTAGGCGTACGCGCGCATGTACAGGCTGGCGCCGGAGAAGCCCGCGCCGAAGTCCTGGCTGGTGTTCTTGGAGATGAACGGGCCGACCTTGTGCATGAGCGCGGCTAGGCCCCGGGCGTGCTGGGCGAGGAACTCGCCGGCGTACCGCTGCGCGTCAGCGTCGCGGTGGCCGGCCTCGCAGTACACCTCGGCCAGGTGCCGGTACATGTCCTCGAAGTCGTCGGCCGCGTTCGCCCCCAGCGCTCCGGAAACGAGGTCGCGGATCTCATTGGTGCTCCGGATGTAGTGGCAGGGGCACTGGCGTCCCTTGCCTGCGGGTACGCACCTTCCCTGGCAGACGATGGGGTGGGGGTCGGTGCAGTTGCATCCGGTGACTGCCCGGACCAGCAGCCAGGCCGCTTCCTGGCGGTCGATCGGCTTCAGTGTGTCGTCGACCTCGCTGGTGAAGAGCACCTGCTGGGACGTGGTGGCGCGGCGGACGAGGAATGTGCGATTGGCCATGATCCACTGCTCATCGCCTTCGACCGGGCGGTTCGGCCCGGCGGGAAGCGCGTCCCGTTCGAGGCGGACCTTGATCTTGCTCTCGGTGATCTCCAGGATCTGGCCGATGATCGTGAGCATCTTCGATGTCGTGGCGCCGACGACGTCACCGGGGCGGATCGAAATGCCAGCGGCATCGCGCGTTGCTTCCTTCACAGGGTGGCTCCTGGTTTTCTGGGTGGTGGTCACCCCGGACTTCTCCTCCGGGGTGGCCGTATTGCTGGTGGTCAAGAGAGGTCGGTGTACTCGGTGTACTCGGCGTCCCGTTGCGCTGTCTTGGCAGCCTCTTGTGCCGTCTTGGCAGCCTCGATCGCGTTGTGGCGACAGGTGTCGCACAGCACCAGCCGGGCGGCGTCCTCGGCGCTCACGAATCCGGCGACCGCGCGGGCGGCCTCCTCGTGCGGGGGCAGGTCTTCGGGCATGTCAGTCACCGCATTTCTGGCAGGGCTGGACGACGAGGTCGACGCAGACGACGCAGAGGGACGTGGGCTCCGTGTCGTCGTCCGCCCAGGGCACGCCGGCGACGTCGGCCCCGCACAGCGCGATGTCCTCGTCGCAGGGGCAGGCGGCGTGCGACAGGTCGTCGTCGTGATCGGCGCCGCTGGTCGTCGGTTCGGGGGCGAGGGTGGTCAAGCGGACTCCTCGGTCAGGGGGGAGGCGGGGGCGGGGCGGCAGCGCAGCAGGGCGCGGGCCACGGTGCGGGCGCCATACCGGCGTACGGCCTCGTCGTGGCCGAACTCGGCGACCGCCTCGCAGATCTCGTCCAGCGGCAGCACCACAGGAACCGTCGGGGTCTGGTCGGGGATCTGGCCTCGGCGCCGGTTCGTGGCACAGAACAGGCAGCCGCCGCCGGTGGTCGGGTCCACCGGTGCACCGGGGTGCTGGCGGCAGCCGGCCGGGGCCAGCTCTGCGCGGACACCGGCGAGAAGACGCCGCGCACGGTCGAGGTCCTGGCCGATCTCGTCGAGCTGCTCGGGCGCAGCCTCGAAGACCGCCAGCCGGTCCCCGTGCTCGCCCAGAACACGCAGCACGCGCCCCAGCCCGGTAGTCGTGTCGGTCATCGGTCGTTCACGTCCTCGGTGGTGGGGGATCCCCAGCTCGCGGCCAAGCCGGCGCAGTGCTCGGCCGCCTCGCGTTTGCAGTCCTGGCACTCACCGTCGCCCGGTTCGGGCTCGCGGCGCTTGGGATTTCGACAGATCCGGCATTCCCACCAGGACCGCCCGGATCGCTGCGCGGGCACCGCCCCCTTCCCGGGCCGGTCCGCCTTGCGCTGCTCGCAGGCCCGGCAGTCCGCGCCAGTATCGATCAACTCGCCGTCCTCGCACCCCGCGTCCGGGCACTCACCGGCCCGCACGAGCGCCTGGAGGACCGCGTACGGATTCGCAATGCCCTTCCCGGCCAGGAGGTCGCCCTGGAAGCCGTAACGCACCCAGCGGCGAGCTACACGGTCCGCGAGCTGCTCCGGCGTCCGGTGCTCCATCTCCCGCAGCACGGCCATCCGGAACGTGTGCGGCACCGTCTTGCCCGCCAGCAGCTCCAGCAGTGACTCGGGCACTCCCCGCTCGACCACGGCGACGGCACGAGCCTCGTCCGGGGTGAGGTTGATCTGCCTCCTCGAGGACGCTGGCTTTTCCGGCGCGGCGGAGCCGCCACGCGCGGCGCGCGCCCTACTACCGGTAGAGGCCCTACGGGCGTCACCAGCGCTACGCGCCGAAGGCGCCAATTCCTCCGAAGGTGACTGAGAAGGTGACTCAGAAGGTTGTGGGACTTCTAGTCCCTGGGGTGGGGACTGACAGTCCCGGGGGTGGGGACTATCAGTCCCCAGGTCGGCGCCTTCCGGGTCGTTCCCGACCCAGGGACTATCAGTCCCTGGGTCTTCACCCGCCTGGCCGTCCTTCTTCTTGGGCCGCTTCGTGCCCTTGTCGGCCCGGGTCTTCTTCGGCGGGGCGTCGGCGAGCGCGGGCCGGTTCTCCCGGGTCAGCGGGTGCCGACCGAGCGATGCCCGCTGCTCGTTGATCTCGTCGAGCTGGACGGCGCTCCAGAAGTCGACCGGGATCATGACCTCCCAGACGACCGGGCGCTGCTTCTCCGGGATCGCGAGCCACGCCTGGGACCGGTACTGCTCCTGTCGGCGCAGGATGCCGCGCTGCTCCATCTCGCGGCACCGGCGACCGGCCGTCTTCGTGTCGACCCGGGCGACCTTGGCGAGCGTGCCGTACGAGCGGAAGCAGTTGCAGCCGTCGAAGTCACCCTTCATCACCAGGGCGATGAGGATGGCCCGTTCTTCGGCATCGCGCACCGGGGCGTGCTCCGCAGCCCAGATGATCGGATACAGACTCACTCAGCCCTCCTGGCAGCAGAGGCTTCCTTGATCCTCAATGTGTACACTACCGTACCGCACGGTACTTCAGATACTCTTGCGGCATGCCAGAGCACACGAGCGTCAAAGAGATCGGGCTGCGGGAACTGCGCGCGGACCTCGGGGCCGTCGTCCTGGAGGTCGGCGTCCGACGGGAGATCACCTACGTGATGAACCGAGGCCGGCGAATCGCGGCGATCGTGCCGCTGGACGTCGCGGAGAAGGCCGAAGCGCTGATGGCCAACGAGTCGGGGAGCGACGCCTCCTCGACCTGATCGAGGAGACAGCCGATGCGGCTCGACGACCAACCGACCGCCCTGTACCGCTTCTACGACTCCAGCGGAACCCTGCTGTACGTCGGCATCACCAACGACCCCGAGGCGCGATGGCGCTACCACGCCCTCACCAAGGCGTGGTGGCCGACCGTCGTGCGGAAGTCCGTGGACTGGCGCCCCAACCGTCCTGACGCTGAACGCGCCGAGGCGGCAGCGATCTTCACGGAGCGCCCGCGTCACAACTGCATCCACTCGTTCACCGAGCCCGAGGACATGCCTCTCGGGGACGCGCGGCGCCGCTTCACGCACGTGGTCGACCACGTCCGGGCAACCGGAGAGCCGCGCTGGATCACCCGCCACGGGCACCGGTCTGCCGTGCTCGTGTCCCCCGAGTTCTACGAGCGCGCCCTGGCGGCCCTCGGCGACGACGTGCCGACGCAGGAGTCCGTGGCTGCGGGCTCCTGACGCCAGGGCGCGCCCGTTCATCCCTGCGCCCGCACGTGCTTGATGGCCGCCGAGCACAGGCCTGCGACGTCGGCGAAAAGCTGGCTGACGCACCGGGTGAAGTGCTCGCCGCCCTTCTTCCACACCACCGCGTACAGGGCCCGCTCGTTGTCGGCGTCGCCGTTGCAGTAGGCGACGAGGAACTGGACGGCGAACTCCTGCGCGTGGATGTCGCCGTCCGGCTTCCGCATGCGGTGCAGGAGGGGCCGCAGGTTGATGACGGCCCAGTAGTCGCCTCGGGACAGGTCGGGCGCCTTGTCGCCGAACAGCTTCTCCAGGGCCTGTTTCCCAGGGGCGGCGATCGCGCAGCACACGCCGTACATACGGGCCCCGTCGCTGTCGGCGCCGAGGCGGGCGATGTTGTGGGCGGCGGTGTCCGTGTCGCCGTTCACGGCCGCTTCGATCGCCTCGAAGACGAGGCGGGCGGCGTCTTCCGAGGGCATCACATCCATCTCCCGGTGATCTGGCAGTGGAGTGCGTTGCCGGTGGCGTACGCGACGTCGGAGATGAGCTGGGTCAGGCAGCGCACCACGTGTTCCCGTCCGTCCTGGAGGGCGGCGTGGATGAGGCGGCGGACGGTGGCGTGGTCCCGGGCGCAGTACGCGGTCAGGAAGGCGTCCGCGAAGACGTGCTCGGGGGTGTCGAGGTGGTGGTGGGGCCGGATGCGGTCGATGCTCCATGTGTGGCCGGCCGGGGGGCGGCACTTCTCGGCGCGCTCCAGCGCCTCGACCGCCTCCCGTGCATGGTGCGCGGCCCCAAGGAACAGGGCGTCCAGATTGTCGTCCTCGCGGTCCTCGACGAGCTGGGCGATGAGGTGAGCGGCGCGCTCGAAGGCTCCGGCACCGGCCGCGTAGATCGTGTCCTGGAGGACCTTGGCGGTCTCCTGCGGTGTCATCACCGTCGGCCTCCCGCGAAGTTCCCCGGCAGGTAGTTCGTGGCCGTCCAGTACTGCTCTTCCAGAGCCGCGATGGCCTGCCGTGGATGGTCGTCCTGGGCCGCTTCTTTCTCCAGGACTTCGTGGCCGGACACGAGTGCGTCGAGGGCCTCGCTGTACGTCGCCAGCCGTCCCTCGCGCCACCAGTCGACGGACGTCGGCTCGCCGAGGTCGAACAGCAGCATCTCCGGCCTTTTCGACCAGGAGCGGACCGTCCAGGTCGCACACACGCCGGGGTTGCGGGGGTCCATCTTTCCGTCGGGGGCCACGGTGCCCTCGGGCAGGTCGGGGCGGCGCCGCATGGCCGGGTGGGTGAGGAACGGGCAGACCTTCACCGTGTACTCGGCGCAGTCCTTGTGTGCCGGCGGCTCGGCGCTGATGCGGTTGATGGTGCACATCACGCCGATCACGAACGTCTGGTAGGCGCCGAGGGTGTCGCCGCACAGGAAGCACGCGTTGAAGCGGACCGCGTCCCGCAGGCGGTCCTGGTCGGCGATGCGGTGGTCGGGTCGGCCGTCGACGTACGCAACGAAGTAGGGCACAAGTCTCTGATGGCGGTCACGGGGGCGCCCCGCGAGGCGCGCGGGGACCGGCACGGTGGCCGGGGTGGGCTGGGTGGTGCTCACGGAGTGCTCCAGAGGTACGGGGTGGGCCGGGTGCATCAGCAGCCGCCTAGGTCGAGGTCGAGGTCGACCTCGGGGTGCGGGCCGTGACGGTAAGGGGACGGAGACGGGGGCCTCGGTGCGGCGGGGCGCGGCGTCTTGGAGACCGGAGCCGGGACGCGGGTGTGCGTGGGCTGCGACGGTTCCTTGCGGAAGCTGGGACGGCCGGTGTTGGCCGGGACCGTATACGCGGTGCCACAGCCCGTCTCGGACGGATCGTCGTCGTGGCGGCATGCCGCCACGACGACACCGAGGAAGATCACGACAGCCGAGGCTCCGGCGAGCAGCCTCCACGACAGCGGATCGCGCCTCACCGGTCCTGCTCCGCGATCGGGCGGGGGCATCCGCCGCCGCGCTTGCGGAGCTTCGTGCCCACGAGGAGCAGCAGGCTGCGAACGGTTCCGTACGCGTAGCCGGTCCGATCGGCGAGGTTCCGGATCGATGATCCGGCGTAATAGTCGGCCTTCAGCTGCTCAGCGAACGCCAACCGTTCCGCCCCCGTCTTGCGGGGACGCCGAGTACTTCTCACGTCAGTCGCAACCTCTCGTTCTCGTACGCCTCCGCGTACTCCTGGACCTGCTGGGCGATGGCTGCTTCCGCGCAGACCTTGTGCGCCGGCTTGCCACTCCCGTCACGGAGACGGGTCGGCAGCAGGCCACAGCCGTAGCGGCACGGGCGCGGGTCGTCCCACGCCCAGTGCTGTTTGTGGTCCGACCAGTCGAGGACGCCGGCCGGGGGCGGCTCAGGCCGGCGCGTGTTCTTCTTGCGCGCCATCGGGCCTCGCCTGGACGGTTTCCGGCTCGCGGGCCGGCGGCAGGAGGACGAGTCGCTTCCGCTCGTCCGTGTCCAGGCCGCCCCACACTCCGGACGTCTCACCGCGCTGGAGTGCGGCGTGGAGGCAGGCGGACCGCACCGGACACCGGCCGCACACCTTCTTCGCCTGGCGGAGGTCTGCGACAGCTGCCGGGTCGTTGCCGGCCGCGAACCAGATGTCGGGGTTCAAGCTGTCCCTACACTCCGCGTCGTCGTTCCAGTGCGGCGGGCGAGGCAGGCCGGCAGGGGCGTCGTGGCTGGATCGGGGTCTCATCGGGATCCTCCTCCCGAATTGCGTCCGGACGTATCCGGACGGGCGTCCGCAGACGCGTCCGGATACGCGTCCGGGCAGGTCAGAGGCCACATAAGGGGCCGATGGGGGTGTGGTGCGGACAGTGTCCGGATACGCGTCCGGGCGGGCGTCCGGACTCTGTCCGTTGTGGGGGCGGTCATGACGGGACGCCCTTGCAGCGGTATCTGTCGACCGTTGCCGTGCACAGGCCGAGCCGCCGGGCCAATTCCGTGGAGGGCATCTTCGGGTCCGCGAACCGGAATGCGAACCGCGCCTCGGCCAGCTCCAGCTCCGGGTACGGTTCCGGGCCGCGCAGGCACCGGCGGATCGCCACCAGGTCCATGCCGCAGTAGGTCGCCTCGGCGGGCAGTTCGGTCAGCGTTGCGGGATCTTCGACGGCCTCGCGCATCAGCCGGTCCGTCAGATGGGAGCCCTCGACGCACTTCTTGCGGGTGCAGCGACCCATGACCTTGCCCACCGGCTCACGGCCGTGGTGCAGCCGGAACGCCAGCCGGTACGCCGTGACGTCCCGGTTGGCCATCGGGACGTTCCCGGGCCCGAACCGGCCTTTCCACAGCCGGTGACCGCCCTGGATCAGCGGGGCGGCCTGCTCGAACTCCTCCAGCGTCCACGCCTTGAACCGGTGGCGGAAAACGGGCAGCCCGAGATCCCCGCGTACCGCCCGCACTGTCCCCGCATCCACCCCGAGCACCGCCGCGATCCCCGCGTTGCCGATGTCGTCCGTCTTCAGAGCGCGGGCGATCGGCTCCCAGGTCTCAGGCTTCACCTGACGGCGCCTGCTCATCGGACATCCCCGGCCGTGTCCAGGGCCCGTACGTCCTGGCGCATCAGCCGGTCCGTCAGATGGGAGCCCTCGCAGCAGTGCTTTATCGGGCAGCTGACTCGCACGATGCCTTCGGGTTCGCGGCCGTGCGCCATCCGGAACGCGACCCGCCCCACGGTGGTGTGCGCGTCGAGGAGCGGCACGCCGTCGCTAGAGCGCCGGCCGATCCACCGCCGGTGTCCGCCCGCCGTGAGGACAGCAGAGATCATGACCCGGGTCTCTGGGGTCAGCACGTCCATCGGCGGCAGCGGCATCGGAGCCTGGCCGAGGCTGGAGCGGGCCCTGGCGACCAGATCACGCTTGCAGCCGAGCCGGTACGCCAGCTCCGCATCCGAGACCTCGTGCTGCTCCAGGATGCGGACGATGTTCTCAAACGACGGTCTCATACGCCCACCGCCTTCCGGCGGGACGCGGCGGCGCACTCACGGGAGTGGTACTGCTGCGTACGCCGCGACGGCGTGAACCGCACGCCACAACCCGCGCACGGCCGGACGTAATCGGTGCCGCGCAGCATCGTCGACACGTGCGGGGCGACCACCAGGACCGTCCTCGGCAAGAACACGTCCAGCTCGATCGCCGCGAACTTCGCAGTGATCTGCGAGTCGTCGCCCCACAGGACGCCGTTCCCGGCGTCGCAGATGTGCTTGAGGAGATTGTCGGCGTCGACCAACTGCATCGACGACCGGTAGAAGACGCAGCCCAGGGCGACGTTCCCGGTGAGCGGGCCACGGCGGAACCAGCGGCGCAGCCGCCACTGCGTGGCCTGCTCCGCGTTCGCGTCGGCGGGGTCCTTGTAGGCGTGCCCGTCCTTGCTGAAGCGGGGGCGGCTCTTGCTGTGCGGCTCACCCAGCACAACCGTTCCCCACGACTCGGCCGCCCCAGGGGCGAGGAACCTCAGCAGCTCCTCGCCCCGCTCGCGGTCCGGCAGGCCACTCACCGGCCACCGTCCGAACCGGCAGCCAGCGCGGGATTGCGGACCTTCGTCAGCACCACCTTGTCGGCGTCGAGGACATCGACGTTGGCCTCGGCGCACAGCCGCCCCGTGAAGTCGCCGATGGTCAGCCCGGTCCTGCTGTTCAGGGCCTGCTCCATCGGCACCGTCACCAGCTTCTCGTCGCTGAACTCGGTGACGACGACCTGCGCCGTGGACCTTGCGAAGTCGACCGACACCACCGACACGTCCGAGGTCGTCCGCCGTCCCCAGCGGGCACGGATGTACGCCCACCCGAAATCGGTGACCTCCGGCTCCGTGCCGGGCCGCCAGGACACGTACCGGCGCACCGTCAACTTCGGCAGCAGCACGGCGAGGTCGCCGTGCGGCGTCCCCACGGAGATCCGCATCAGCAGCGTCTCCAGGTCGGCGCGCAGCGGGCGCTCCGTCGCGAACGTCGTCGCGCGGATCATCCCGGCCCGCCACGACAGCGTCCCCGGCGTGGCCTCCGCCGAGCACGGGCAGTCCGTCACCTGCTCGATCAGGTCCTCGTCGTCGACGTGGCCGGCGCACTCCGAAATGCTCGCCCGCCCCTTCTCGCACAACGCGGCGGTGCAGCACTCGCAGTCGGGGCAGTCCTGGTTCTTCGGCCGTACGTACTCGGGGCCGAACGGCTCGTGTACGAGGCCCTTGTCGCACATGCTCATGCATCCCCTTCGGGACAGTGCCAGCAGCGCGCTTTCCCGTCGCCCCATGGCAGGTGCGGGGTGACGCGGAACTCGGCCGGGCAGTAGTGGTATTCGACGTCGTGGGCCCCGTAGCCGTCGTACAGACCGGCGGCCTCCAGGGCCGGGATTTCGAGGCGCCGCGCGGCCGGGGCGATCCCGGCCTTCGCGGTGGACCGGGCGCGACGCAAGGCGCCCAGGGCGAAGGCGCCGGAGCCCGCGAGGGCACCGGCGCCGACGTGCAGCAGGTCCGTCATCACGCCCCGGCTCCAGCGGGCTGCGGGATCAACGGCCAGTCGAACGGCGCCTCATCCACCTCGACGCCCTTGCGCCTGCGGTAGTCCATGAGGTTGGCGTGCTGCTCCCGCGCCCAGCCGATCTGCATCTCGTGCAGTTCGCTCAGGCGCTCCTTCGCGATCTTCGGGTACCGCTGGCCGATCTTCCACACCACGCCGCACGCGGCCTTGGCGTCGACCTCGGCGCTGTGGGCACCGCCCTCCATCCGCACGCGGTAGTGGTGGCACAGGTCGACCAGCCGACGCCTGCCGGACCGGTAGCGGTCGAGCTGCTTGTCGATGACACGCGGATCCAGGACGAGGGGCGGCGAGGCCCACTTCCACAGCGACGGCACCCCGTACCGGGCGCACTCCCGCTCCAGGATCGTCAAGTCGAACTGTGCGTTCATCGCGACGACCGGCCAACCGGATCCGACCAGCGATCCCAGGGCCTCCACGATCTCAGCGACCACCGAAGCGGCCGGACGGCCGAATGCGCGGGCCTGCTCGGTGGTCACCTGGTGGATCGCGGTGGCGGCTGCCGGGATCTCCGCGCCGCCCACGTCCGACATCCACGTCCAGGGGTCGGTCGGCATGCCGCCGCCCCAGCGGACGACGCTGGCGGTCACGATCCGGGCCGTCTCGACGTCCACGCTCGTGGTTTCGAGATCGACGCCGACAAGGGGGCTACGGGTCCAGGGCAACGTGCTCATGCGCTCCTCTTTCCTCGACGGGACTTGCGGGAGGCCCGGCGAGGCTGCGACCGCTTCACGGGGAGCCGTCCGATGGCGTGGCCGGGCTCGTCCTGCGACGCCTCAGCCGCCACGGAGGCCGCCTCCGCCTCGGCCAGGAGCCGCGCGCCCTCGGGGTCCGGGGCGTGCAGCACCTGGACCTGACCGGCCTCGCCGGCGTCGTCCGCCTTGACCAGGCCAACGATCTCGGCGGACATCGGCACCACCTTCGCCAGACGGCGCACGCAGCTCTTGCGCCACATGTCGAGGAAGTGGGTGTGCCAGAACGAATCAGCGCGTCCGGCGGTCTCCGCGTCCCGGTACGCGGTGCTGTACTCGTCGCGGATCGCCTCGGCGTCCTCGCGGGACAGGATGATGACCTGCGATCGGGCACCGTTCCGCAGCCACGCGAAGGCGTAGCAGAGAACGACGTCCCCGCGCTGCTCCTTCGTCCTCTTGGGATCGGGCCGATGCACGAAGTCCTGCGGGGCCGGGGCGGTCGGCTCGTACGTGAACTCGTCGTCGGCGTGGATCTCACCGACGTGCACGGAGTCGACACCGCCCGAGCGGTACATCAGGTCGATGAAGCCCTGCGCCATCGGAACGAATACGGCCAATTTGCCCTCACGCTTGATGACGGCGTGCTTCTCGTCCGGGACCAGGCCGAAACGGGCGCAGGTGAGGAGGGCCTGGAGCGTCGAAGCCGGCGTGCACCGGGCGAGCGTCGGGAGGATCGCCCTGACCGCCGCGAAGAACGCGGCGCGGTCGATGTGGGCGGGCAGCGCGTCGCCGAACTCGGTCTCGTACTTCCGCAGCCAGGCCATGACGGTGTCGTTCATGGCGGGCTCGACCTTCTCGTCGCCCGTGATGTCGATCAGCTCGGCCGGGGAATCCGGCGCCTGGTCGGCGGCGGCCGGGCTGCCCTGACGGGCGGCGCGGATACGGTCCTTGAGGGTGGTGGTCGGCATGGTCACTTGCCCTTCTTGGACATCGACTTGGTCTTGGCCGGACGGAGCTGACGAGCCCGGTAGCTGCGGTAGACGTCGGGCTCCTCGGCCTTCAGCCGGTCCATGTCGAGCGCGTCGACCTGGTGCGTGAACCGAGCGGCCAAGTCGGGCCGCTCGTCACGGAAGCGCTTCGGCGCGAACGTCGAGTTCTGCTTGTTCGTCCAGACGATCTGACCGTCGGCCTTGACGATCTCGTTGGCCCCGGCGAGCATCCGCATCTCGTTCTCGACGGCGCGGATGTCCTCCTGCGCGGCCTTCACCACGTCAGTCAGCCGCGCGTGGTCGTCGAGGAGCGTCCGCGCCTTGTCGGCGTCGATCTCGGCGACCGTCTCGGGCTGGACCTCCCAGAGGCGCGCGAGGAGGCTGGTGGTGTCCTCCAGGCCGTCAGCGGCCGGGGGCAGACCCTCGACGATGTGCCGCTCGTACCACTGCTCGCAGTGGTCGACGAGGTCGCCGATGATGTCCTCGTCGCGGTCGAGCCGGTGGTACCGCAGCTTGTTGCCGCCGACCAGCGCGGCCACGTAGCCGTGCGACCAGCCGCCTACGGCCATGTACCAGTAGCACTGGATCGCGGGGGCGTCCGGGACGCCCTCCTCCCAGTCGTCGAGCTGGTACTCGCTGCGGTTCTTGCACTCCAGCGGGACGACCGGGCAGCCGTCGGAGCCGAGTACGTACCGGTCGACGTTCGCCCGCATCCACGGCCGCTCGATGTTCTGGAGCGTCCCGGGCGGCATGGCGATGTCGAGGCCGGACCGCTTCGAGAACAGCCGGGCGATGAAGTCCTCGATCTCGCGGCCGATCTCGGCGGGCTCGGTGTCGGTGAACGTCGACCGGCCGTGCTTCTCCTCGAAGACCCGGCGCGGGCTGTTCCACTTCCCGGCCAGGCCGAGGATTCCGGCGACGTCGGAGCCGCCGATCCCGTCGAGGCGGGTCCGCTCCCACAGAGCGCGGAACGTGGGGTCGTTCAGGTCGCCGTTCGGCAGGAGCAGCCGGGCCGCAGGCGCCTCGGGCAACCCCGTCGGCGCGAGGTCGTCGAGGTTGAACAGCAGGTCAGAGGTCGTCACTTCGTCTCCCCCGTGATCGTGGTGGTGTCGGTGTCCACCGGGGTGTCCAGGTAGACGAGGTAGAGCGCGGCCCCCCTCGCGGAGGCGCAGCCACCGGTGGTGTTCTCGGCGATGAACGTCCTCACGGCGTCGGCGGCATCCTGCTCGCCGTGCTCCTCCAGGAGCTGGGTGGCGGATCCGGCCCGCGTCCACAGGTCGGCCTTCAGGGCGTCCGTGATCAGGCCGACGGCCTTCTCGTACCGGCCGCCGACGACGGCCTTGATCTCGCTCCCCCGCGGCTCCGACCGGATGGGCTTCGGGACCTGCTCGACACGGCGGGCCGCCTCGGCGAGCACCGTCCGGCAGTCGTCCCTGTGGCCGCACGCGTTCGTCCACGCGTCCCGCACGTGCCGGACGCCGTCATGGACGAAGGTCTGCTCGCGCAGGGGGCCGCGCGGGCCGCCGCACTTCTGGCAGCGCGCCGAGATCTCGACCGTGACGACGCCCTCGTGGTCTTTGCGGGGCAGTCGCACGGTCAGCGTCTGGGGCAGCGGCTCCAGTTCGAGCCCGGTGGCGTACCGCGCCCAGACGGCGGTGCCGTCGGGGTGCATGTATGCGCCCGCCTCGTACGAGCCGGGCGGGCGGTACGCCGGCATCTGCCCGAGGGCGATGCCGCGAGCAACGCCCTTCCCGGACTTCACGTCCGGGTAAACGGCGACAAGAACTTCGGCGCCGGGGGTGAGCTGGCACTTCCAGGCCGCGGCCTGATGGTCGGCGGCCGTCGTGCACGTGCGTCGCGTCACTTCGCCCCCCGCGTGTTCTCGCCGTTGGTACGGGTCTGGCGGATCAGGCCGCGCTCGTTGAGCTCACGGCGGTCCTGGGCGGCGGAGGGGTGACGGAGCGGGCTGCACAGGGGGCAGCGGGAGGGGTCGTGCGTCACGCGGCACCGCCGATCCGGCGGTCCATGTCCTCCGGGGTGGCCCCGTGGTCGTCCTGGGTGGCTTGGTCGCGCGCCTCGGTCTCGTCGAGCCTGCGGCTGAACACGGCTGCGGGGATGAGGATGGCGGCACCGGCCGCCATGACGTGGACGGCGGTGGCCGCCAGTCCACTAAGGTAGGTCGGGTTCAAGGTTCCCTCGATTTCTGTTGGTTGAGGTGTGCCTGGTGATCGGGGCTGTCAGGACCGTGCGATGGTCCGGGCGGCCCCGTCCCGCTATCGGGTGGCGACCTGCCGCCGCCCGCGGGGGCGGATGCCGGTCAGCTCGGGGGTGGCGGGGGCGTCGTCGGCCGGGGCCTTCTCGGCGGCCTGGTCGGGGACGACGGTGAGCTGGCGTTGGATGAGCTTCAGCTCGCACTCGCAGAACACGCGCTTCCCGCCGATCCGCTGGTGCACGAACCGCTGGACGTTGTCCTCCAGGAACCGCGTCGTGCAGCCGAGCTTTTCGGCGGCCTGCTCGTAGCGGTAGTTCCTGACCTCGACGCACGTGCAGTGGCGGCGCTCGTTCACGCCGCCCCCTCGTCCGCCGGCGTGGCCGGGCGCGGGATGAGCTCGTTGAGGTCGATCCCGTACGCCCAGGCGAGCGCCGTGACGGTCGCCAGCTTGGGAACGCCCCCTTGCAGCAGGCGCGTCACGACGGAGCGCTCGATGCCTGCCCTGCGGGCGATGTCCTCGTGTGTGAGGTCGCCCATGCCATCGGCTCGTGCCAGAAGCACTTGCGTGTCGACCACGCGACCCCTCCTTTCATGTGCGCGCATGCACGCTCTTTGTGCACGCATGCACAACCTAGATCGTGTGCATGCGTGCACGCAACCCCGACACGACGAAAGACATTAATGTGATTTTTAGTTCGCTCGGGGAGGGGCACGTGTGCGCACAGCCAGCACATATCGCGCACAAGGGGCAATGCCGCAATATGTGCACGCATGCACGCCCTACCTGGGGGATTGCGCGCCGAGTAGCCTCACGTGTATGCGGAGCAAGGAATCACCTGACCGGGACGCCGCCCCCTTCGGCGAGCTGGTCTCACGACTGGCCACCCAGGCCGGCTACGACCTCACAACCCGCGGAGCAGGCAGACGCCGACTCGCCGACGACACCGGCATGAGCATCTCGGCCGTCGGCAGAATGCTGCGCGGTGCGACACTCCCGAAGCCAGAGAACATCGTCGCGCTCGCAGGCGTCCTGCACACGGACCTGCACAGACTCTTTGACGCGGCCGGGATCACTCTCCCGGATCACACGAAATACGACGAACCGCCGGTACTGTCAGTGCCTCGGTCGCCTGCCCCCGAGGCGATCGCGGACTACCTCGGCATCACGCTGCCCCACGTCCGCAAAATGCTCATCAGCAGCATTGACCAGGCCGTACGACTACAGCGCGAGGCAGACCACATCGGCAACGGTGACGGGGGCGCCGTAGCGACGTAGGGGGTTACGTGCGACTTACCGGCCCGCCCACCACCATCGCCGTCATCAGCATGGCCGGATGTGCGGCTGGTACCGGCGCCATAATCATCATCGACGATCTGCCGGACGCCGGCGCCCTGGCGCCTCTCGGCTGCCTCACCGGCATCGCCATCGCCGCCCTCTGCCACTTCAGTCGCACCTACGCCCGGCACGCACGAGACCTCACCCAGACGACGACCCGTCACCAACTGGACCGCCAGCGGGAACTGGATCAGCGGGAACGAGACCTCGCCGACCGCGAGGCAGCCATCAACCGAAAACTCGCCGTCATCGACCTACGAAGTGTCGATGCCCGTGTCAGCCGGCTCGCCGCCGACCTGCGCACCGAACGCACCGCCCACGCGGAGCTACAGCGCGACTACGAAGACCTCGCCCGCGACTACAACGATCTCGTGCGACAAGAACTGTCCCGCGGCGTCGGCCACCGGCAGACGACACCGCAGGCGGCGGCAGTCGGCTACGGGCCAGACCCGATGCACGAGCACGGGCCGCGACGCCAACAGCGCCGCGGCCCGTTTCCATTCCTCAAGGTCGTCGAGACGCGCGACCGCCAAGAGTCAAGCTGACGGCCGCCGGCCCCTACTGGGTGTTGAACTGGGGGTGCTGCCCGCACACCGCCAAGGCCTCGGTGCACGCGTGGGTGAACGCCCGCCGTACTCCTTCCTCGTCCGTCCCCCACGCCCGCGCAGCCGTGAGCCCCATCAGCCCGTCAGTGTGCGTGACCGACCACTTGACCGCCTCGTGGGTGTAGTTCGGCTCCCACTCCCACGCCCAGCCAACCGTGACCTTTTCGATCGGCACGCCTGTGGTGAACTCCGAGCCGTCCGCCATGAACAGCTTGCCGCCTTCCCAGATCTGACGGCGACGGGGGACCCGGGTCCATACGTCCTTCAGCCCGTTGCCGTGCTTCCGGACCCACCACTCCTCGCTCCACGTCTCGATCCGCGTCGCCTCACCACGGTCCAGGCCCCACTGATCAGCGACCCAAGCAGCGTCCTCCCGAGACCAGAATCCCTGGAAGCAGGACTCGAACTCCTCGTCGAAGTGCACGACGTAGACCTTGCGGCCGATCGGCTTCAGCGGTTCTTCCTCGTCGATCACCGGAGCGTCCTCGCTGGCTCCCAGCGACCGGTCGATCGTGCGCATCGCCGCATCCTCGGCCTCCGGTAGCAGGTGCCCGTACAGGTCCGAGGTAGTCTTGATCGACTCGTGCCCGAGCCTCCTCTGCACGTAGGTAAGCGAGTGTCCTTCCGAGATGAGCACGGCGGCGTGCGAGTGCCGCAGGTCGTGCATCCTCGGATTTTTCCAGTCCGCCAGCAGCCCAAGCTGTTTGGCCAAGTCGACGGCCGCCAACCACCGGTCGTAGAACGTGCTGTACGGCAGCCGGCCGCCGCTCGCGCCCGTCCAGATCAGCTCTGACGACGGACGTGTCTCGATTCCCTGCGCGACCAAATCGGCCCACGCCGCGTCCGAGATGCCAATGACCCGGCGCGACCGCATCGTCTTCGGAGGGTCCAGGTAGAAGCCGCGCTTGCGGCTCCAGTGCCACGAGCGCACGACCTTCAGCCGCCGTTTGCCTCGTGCGTTCGTCATCGCGTGACGGCACGCCAGCGCGGTGATCTCACCCCACCTCAGGCCCGTCGCGTATTTGAAACGCACCAGCCGCTTGTCCTCGTCCCGCTTCAGGCACGAGACGATCCCCTCGACCTCGAACGGTTCGAGGAACTCGATGTCATCGTCTACGTCCTCGTCGTCCAGGCCGCGGTTGTCGACGCGCGGCAGCCGGACCAGGGAACAGGGGTTGCGGTCGCGCAGCGGAGGCTCGGCCTTGACCGCCTCGTCGAGGATCGTCGAGAGCAGGCCCTTGAGATTCTTCAGGGTCTTGCCGGCCATCTTCTTCCGCTTGCTGCCCCGCCAGACGTAGGTCTCCGACATGAGGGTGACCCACGCCTGGACGGTCTTCTTGCAGAAATGCTCGACCGACCTCACGTCGCAGTTCCCGAACGTCGGCAGGATGTACGTCTCCAGGTCCCGCACGCAGTCGTCGCGGTAGCGGTCACTGATCCCCGTCCGGCTCTCGATGACGTCGAGGGCGAACGCCTTGAACACGTACTCGGCTTCGTCCGGCTCACCGGTGATGTAGCCCTTGCCCTTCACCCAGCCGAGTGGCCACTCCTGCCCCGCCGCGTTGACGGCGTCCTTGAAAACGTCCGCCGCTCTCTTGCCCTCGTCGTCGGGATCGAAGGTCTCCGTCTGCCACGGGGCGTGCCTCCCCCCGCCCAAACGCCACTTCACCTGGTGCGAGGTGACCTCACCGTGCTTGTTCTTCCGGGGGTGCACTGATGCCATATACGCAAATTACGGCCACCGCGTTCCCGCCGTGTTCCCAAACGACGGAACCGAGGGGACCCCTTCCTGCCATTTTCGCAGGTCAGGCGCCCCCTCGAAGCTGGTGCCCAGAACCGGACTTGAACC